CCATCTACAGCCGATTCCTCGCCATCTGGCGCCCCCTCCGCGGCTTCTTCGCGAGCCTGTGGAGCGGTATCGCACAGCTGTTCCACGGCACCCTCGGCGGAGTGCTCGACCAGGTGGGTCGCGTTGTTGAGAACGTGCGCGGTGTCGGCCGCGCAGAGCTCGACGGCGACGCGCCGCCGCCTTCGGTCGTCAGCCCGGAGGCTCGGGTGGCTCGATCGATCTCCGAGAGCACCAGCACCGAGCGGGCGGAGGTGGTGATCCGTCCCGAGGGCGCCCGCGCGGAGGTGACCCGACGGCCGCGCGGCAACGGCGTCGCGCTTCGGGTTCCCGCTTCGGGAGGCGTGTGATGACGCCTGAGCACTGTAACGCTTCCCTCCGCCAGACCGCGGAGGCCCAGACCGCCAAGCTCGAGGTCGTGCCCCCCGGCGCGTTCTTCGGCGAGGTACGGGAGGCTCCATGATGGACGTGAATCGCAAGGTGTACGCAGCAATCCCCACCGAACTCGACCCCGACCTCGCCGACGTGATCTCCGCCATGCAGCGCGGGGAGATGACCGCCGACGAAGCGCTCGAGGAGCTCGTGGCCCGTCGGTCCTCCGGCCGCGGGCCCGCGGCTGTCGCCGCCAAGGTGGCCGACCTCCTCGACGAACGCCGTGGCCGCGCGCCGGCCGAGTCGACGGACCCGACGGTCGAGGCAACGCCGGCCGAGTCGCCCGCGCCCCAGGCGGAGCGACCGATCACCGCCGCGGAGGGGCTCCGGATGCTCGAGGAGCTGCGCGCATCCCGGAAGCCGTCCCCCGAGGAGTTGGCCTCGCAGGTGGCAGACATCCTCGAGCGTCGACGCCAATATCGATGATGCCCCCGCCCGGACTCTCCACCGGGCGAGGGCTGCGGCAAAGTCTCGCCGCCGCGCCGTCTCGGTTCGGGGCGCGCTTGAGCCGTCTCACCCCCCGAGGGCTCTTCAGTCCAGCTCTCGGGGGGTGCGGCGTTTCTTCTGACCGATGAACGCGATTCCCGTCTCTGAGGCCGTCGAGCTCCTGCGCATCCAGCGCCCGAACGCGGCGCGGTGGCTCCGCCGGCATCTACGCCGCCGCGAGGAGCAGACCGGCGCCCGGATCCTTGTGGACGTCTCGGCGCCGGGCGCTCGCCGGCCGGCGTACGGCGTGGACATGGGCGAGCTGGCCGAGCAGTGCCCCGAGCTCGTTCGCGAGGAAGCTGCGCTCGCCGACACCGTTCGGACGGCGCTCGCGCCCGAACGCGCGGCGATCGCCAAGCTGGTCGAGGAGCTGGGTGAGGTCCGGATGCAGCTGGCGATCCTCACCGAGGCCGTGCGCCAGCTCCGGCGCCGGTAGCTTTCACGGGTCTCATTTGAGGTAGCCGAGAGTTAACGAGTCGGCGGCGAAGCGCAGCTCGGAAGCGTCTCCGCCGCGTCAGAGCACCGGACGAGGTTGAGCAAGTGCTCTCGCGCCGCGCACACGCTCGCCCGGTCGTAGTAGGCGCACTCCGGGAGCCTCACCGCGTCGGCGCAGGCGCCTGCCGCCTCGAGGAGCAATGGCGCCGCGGCGCACGCGGAGGTCACCCCGTCGCACCACGTGCCCTGGTACTCGCGGACGCACTCGCCGGGGGGCACGTTCGGCCCGCGCGTGGCGCGGAGGTCCGCCCCGCCGTCTTCCTCGAGCGCGACTGCGATGCGCCCGCCGTCGGGACCCGAAGGCGCTTCGGCGCACGCGACGAGCAGTAGAACGGTCAGCAGGCTTCGGATGTGGTGTTGCATGTCTTTCTCCCCTCGCGGCCGGAGCCGCGCTCAGTCCTCGCCCGGGACGGGTGCGTGATCGCTCGGGCGGCCGGTGATCGCGAGACGCGTCGCCGGAGCAAAAAAACCTAGCGATTCCGAAGCTATGAGGCGATCGCGAGGCAGTGCGCGCAAACTCGGCGTCCGAGGGTTGGTCCCCGCCGAATACCCAAGCGATCTCGGGCGCTTGGCAGTGCGCGCAAACCGAATGGAGCGAGTCTGTTCCCACTGCATCAGTCCTTGCCCCTTCGCTCCCGCCAGGGGCGCAGCTCCACGACCTCTGCGGCGTCGCCGTCTACGTGCTCGAGGAGGCGGCCGAGGGCCTCGTGAGCGACACGCGCCGCGGCGAGGTCGCCCGCCTCCGCCGCCCTCACCATGGCGGCCGACAGGTCGGCGATCAGGCGCGCTCGCGGGCCCGCACCTTGGCTTGCTTCCGTGTATGTCCCACCGGTGACCCACGAGTCCGCGGAACCCTTCGAGATGACAGGGGGGCTTACCGGCTTCACACGGTGGAAGTCCTGGGTTCGACTCCCAGATCGCCCATCCCTCGAAAGGCCCCCGGAATCCCGGGGGCTTTCGTCGTTCTGGGCCTCAACCGTTGCACGCTGCGTTGCGTCGCCGTGGGACACCGTGGGACAGGGCAAACGGGTCACTCGGGCGCGGGCATGGAGCGAGTCCGCGGCGAGATGCGCATACCGCTCTGTCATCCGGATGGTCGAGTGCCCGAGGAAGTCGCGCACTTCTTCGAGCGTCCAGCGCGCCCCCCACGTCCCCATCACGAGGTGGCTGGCGCACGTGTGCCGGAGATCGTGGAAGCGCACATCCCGGGTGATGCCCGCCCGCGACTTCACGCCCGGCGTCACCTCGAGCACCGGCGCCGTCTTCTTCCGCGGCCGGCGCTGGCGCTTGTCCGGCCACCCCGCGTCGTACTTGGGGCCGTAGTGCTCGCCGTCGCGGTTGGGGAACACCGGGGCGTCGGGGCGGACGTCGCCCTGTAGTCCCCGCCATCGGGCGAGCGCGGCCCGCGCGGGACCGAGCAGGGGGACGTCCCGGATCTTCTTGGACTTCGTGGGGCCGCGCCGACCGCGACGCACGACCACCCGGGGGCGATCCTCGACGGCCTCGTGTACGTCCTCCCACCGAAGCGAGAACAGCTCGCCCTGACGGAGCCCGCCGTAGATGGCGAGCGTGAACAACGCCCGGTCCCGCTCGGACAGATCCGACGCGAAGAGGAGCGCGATCTCCTCGGCATCGAGAAACGTCCACTGGTCTTCGAGATCCTCGGGGCGGACGTGCTTCGGCACGCGCACCTCGAGGGCGGGGTTCGTCTCGAGCAGGTCGCGGTGCACGGCCCAAGCGAAGCACGAGCGCACGAGCCGGAAGGCCTTCCCGACCGTCTCTCGGCTCAAAGTCCGGCCCGTCTCTCGTCGCGGCCCGCGACATCCCACGAGCGCCGGGGACGCGAGGAGCACGTCGATCCAGTCGATCAGCTCGTTGCGCCGGATGCTGGTGATCGGCGCTTCCCAGAAGGCGGCCGGCTGGATGCGAGCGCGTGCGAGGTCGCGCTCCTCGGGGATGCCGCGGACCCGTCCGCCGAGCTCCCGCGCGTCCATGAACCGGCCGAACACCTCACCGAACGTCAGCGAGTCGACGGCGGCGATCGCGCCCGCCTCCCGAAGCGCGTTCAGCCGCGCGAGCGCCTCCCGCGCGCGCTCCTCGTTGGGGAACGTCTTCCGCTTCCGCCGTCCGCCCTGACGGAACGTGATGCGCGCCTTCCCGCTGGGGAGCACCTCGATCGAGCCGGACCCACTCTCGCGCCGCACGCTCATGGCTTCGTCACCGCGAAGCCGAGCTCCCGCGCGAGACGGAGGGCGCGCTGCCGTTCCTCGTCGCTCATCTCGGGCACAGGGTCGGGGGAGGGCGACGAGCGGTCAACCCGGCGCCCCCCCGACCCGCGCCGGCCGAGGGCCTCTCGCAGCGCCCGCAGCTCCGCGCGCTGGGCGCGGACTTCCGCGAGCAGCTCGAGGAGCAGCTCGGCGCCGTCGAGGGTCTCGGCCGGATCGCTCATGCGCCTTCCTCCGCCGCGTACCAGTCCCGCACGGCGCTCCGGAGCGCCTCTTCGCGGTCCCAGTCCTCGATTCTCACGGTGCGCGTGCTGCCGTCACGGGACCGGCCGCGCGCCCGCGCTCCCCACCGGCCCGGCGTGCGGCACGGGAAGACGAGGAGCTCGAGCACGGCGCGACTCCCCCACCGCCGGGGCCGCGCCGTCGCGCCGCCGTCCGGCGGCCCCTCGGTTCCCCTTCCGGTCCCGGGGTCGCAGGTCGGGGCCGGTGGAGCGCTCGAGGGCGCGGCGTTCCGAAGTGCTCCAGCGCCGGCCCGCGATGGGGTGTCCACCTTGCGTGGCGAGCACAGACCCGCCCCGGATCTGAAGTTCTGGTGACGATCGGCGGACGGTCGTGAAGTTTCCGAGCCACTCATGCTGGCCGTCGACGCGCTCACGACATCCACCTCGCGAGCTCCTCGAGCAGCCGGTGGCCGAAGACGTCGAGGTCCTGATGCTCCGGGAAGACGAGGAGTTCGAGCACGGCCCCTCCGCCTTCGCCGATCGGCGGTGCGGTCGGGCCGCTCCTGCCGTTGGGGGGCTGGCCGGCGGCCGGTGAAGTCTCGCGGCCCTCATCTGAGGGGGTCGAAAGTAAACCGCGGGCGTTCACGCCTGGCTCCCGCGCCGCAGCGGCATCCGAGAGCAGCCGGACCGGTCGAGAATCCGGGCCTCGTGTGCAGCCTCGATCACCCGGAGCGCGAAGTAGTCGAGCGCCCGCGCGTCCACGAGGCGCGCGAGGCACATCGTGAAGTAGGCCGCCAGGTAGCCCGGGGGGTTGTGCATCGCGCCGCCGACCAGCTCACCGAAGGCGCTGATCGCCAGCTCGATCACCTCGTCCTCGGACTCCTCGTGTTCCCGAGGTACCGACGCGAGGTCGTCGGCTGCCGCGTCGAGCCCACCGCAGCGGGTGAGGATGTGGAGAGCGATATCGAGGTGACCTGTCGCTGGCGTCCTCATCGTCGAGCCCGGGATGTCGAGGCGTGCGAGACCCGACGCCAGGGCGGCGGCGACCTCCCGCGCCGAGAACCCCGCGAGCGCGGCTTCGAGGACTGATTCCGCTCCGTTGCATCGCGCTCGCGACGCGAGCGCGGACAGGGGCGCCCCGCCGGCCCACGCGCAGTCGTCTTTCGCGCGGACTTCTTCCCGGAAGAAGAAGAAGCACGAGAGCGGCGTCACCCGGAGCTCGAGCACCTCGTCTTCGAGCCTGGACGGGCGCTCAGTAGACACCCTCGGGGGCGGTGTTACCCTGGCCTCGTTCGAGTCTTCGCTGATCCGAACACCATTCGACGCCTCGGGAGTTGCCGCTCCCGGGGCGTTTCTCTTTCCGGCATCCGCCGGGGTTTGGTCTTTCATCGAGCCTCCTTCGCCGGACCTTCCGGCCCGACGAAGGTTGCCAAAACTTGCGGTCTAGTCAAGTTGGTTCGTCGGAATCCTCGCCGAGAAGCAACTCCTCGAGCTCGATAGCCATGTGTACCGCAAGCCGCGCTCGCTCCTGATCGGACTTGGCGATGAGAATCTGCCTCGCTGCCTGTGTGGCCGGATGATCGGCCAGGAGCCTGGCTAGCGTGGTCGCGGCTACAGGGTCGACGTTGCGCCTCTCCATCCACGTGGTGAGCACTTCGCCCGTGAGGCGCACCATGGCTTCTCTGCGCGAGGCACCCAATTCGAACAGCGTGAAACCCAGCACCTCAGGGGGCGGAAACTCCCTGTAGTGGCCTTCCTGAGAGCTGTAGTACGCCTCGCTGAATTTGTACCGTTGCGCGGCGCCAGAGAGAACCCGCTGGCTGACGTCCCGCTCGCCGGCCAGGACGCGCGAGAGATGCGAGGGAGAGATCCCGACCTCCTCGGCCACGGCCTTCTTCCATCCGTGCGCATGCTGCCGCTCCTCACCGAGCGCTTGGAGTAGCTCCCGAAAACGCCGCTGGGCCAGCTCGCCAGGGTTGTCCACCGAGCGAGCCTAGCAGACGCAGGCTTGCGGGGTGGCTTGCGGTAGTTGCGGTCTGAGCAAGTGTTGGGTAGGCTGCGCGCATGGCGGAGACACGGGCACACGCCCTCTACCGGGCCTGGTCGAGCGACGTCGGCGGCGTCTGCTCTGCGGCGCGAATCCTCGGGATCAGCGAAGGCCACTCCAGCCGGATCGCCAAGGGGGTCAGGATCCCGAGCCTCGAGCTCGCGGCCGCAATCGAGCGAGTCACCCGCGCGTGGTCTCGGGGGCCGATCCTCGCGGTCGCATGGGTCCCAGTGACTCGACCTCCGCGTCCGGCGCCTCCGGCCGAGAGCGAGGTCGAGGCCGCGTGATGACGCCCCCCCAAAGACTGACCCCCCGCGCGGTATGGAGCCGGCGAGGGGTCGAGACCGGAGACCACCGGCCGCTGGTACATGACCCCGCCAGCGTACTGGTCTCCATCGCCGAGCGCAAGCCGCTCGAGGAGACCAACTGTGCAGACCACCACCACCACTGACCGGGCCCAGGTGCTCGAGGTCGCGCCGATCGGCGCAGCCGGGGTGCTCGCGATCGTGTCCGAGGCCCTCCGCGCCCTCGGCGAACGGCGAGACGCGGGAGCGCCCCCCGAGGCGATCGCGGCGGAGACGGAGGCGGCGCTCGTCTGGGCGCGCGCCGTGCTCGAGCACGAGCGGGGCGCGGCCGCGGCGTACGTCCGCGCCCTGGTAGACGCGGCCGGCGCCGCGCTCGGAGAGGAGACGACCCGATGATGATGAGCCCCGGCACGGAGCTCCCGCCGCTGCCCCCGCCGTGCGCGGCGACCGCCGAGGACGTGGCCACGGTCGCCATGATGGCCGAGCTGCTCGACATAGAGCTCGGCATCCTCGGGGTAGGCGAGGGCATCCGCGCCCTCGGCGGAGAGGTGGAGGACGACCGCTACGGCGCCTTCGTCGTCCGGCGCGATCACCGCACCCTGCAGCGCTGGCTTGCGCGCGCGATGGCCCTGCGGGCTCGACCGCGGCCGCGCCCGACGACGACTGCGACGGCGCCCAGCGCGGCGAGACGAGAGACGAGGATGCAGCCCCCGGCGACGGATCCGGGGGGAGGCGCCGAAGACGGCGACCCTCCACCAGGTGGGCCGCTCGAGGACCAGCGACCGGGCGGGTGCCCGCTGTGCGGGGCAAAGGGTCATTGGCGGCGGCCGGCGCGCATCGCTGGACCGCTGCCGTCAGAGTGCCTCGCGGCGCTGTCGCGCGGGCTGGTGATGACGCTCCGGGGGGTCGGAGGGCAGATATGACGACCGGCGAAGGCGCAGACGCGCCTGACGCGGACCGTGCCTCGGGGGAGGGGCGCGGAGACGAGTACTTCGGCCGCGCGCCAGACTGGCTATTCGACCTGCTCACGCGGCCGAAGGCGGATCCGTGGAGGCTGACCCAGCTCGATGTCCTCCTGTGGATCCTGCTGAGCAGGTACGCGGGGCTGACGGGCGACGCCTACCCCAGCCATGCCCTGCTGGCGCAGCGACTCGGCTGCACGGAGAGAGCGGTTCGACGCTCGGCGGAGAAGCTCGCGAAGATGGGCCTGGTCGAGGTGCAACGTCGCGGTCACCGTGGAAGGTTTAACGTGTACAAGATGAGTAGACCTCGGAGGACCCCAGGGTCCGGTGAGATCCCGCCTGAGAGGACCCCAGGGTCCGGTGAGATCCCGCCTGAGAGGACCCCAGGGTCCGGTGAGATCCCGCCTGAGAGGACCCCAGGGTCCGGTGACACGCGTGTCACAGGACCCCAGGGTCCATCTGACAGGACCCCAGGGTCCTGGGGAAGGAGATCAGGAAGCTCTTTTAAAAGCAGTAGGACGCGCGAGACTCCCGAGACGCCGCCGCCGGTCGGCTCCACCGGGCGAGAGAGCGAACCGACGACGACTGCTCTCGATCACTCTCGCCTCCGAGCGGACACCGCGTCGCTGCTCCGCCAGCACTGGAGCCGCGAGTGGGGGAGGCACAACGCTGGGCAGGCGACGGCCGCCCACCTCGCGGAGGTCGAGCGGCTCGCGTGGTGGTTCGACGAACTCTCGCGCGAGCAGGCCAAGCCCGTGGCGGACCTCATCGAGGGCGCCGTCCGCGCGTTCTTCGTCGCGAAGCGGAAGTACCGGAGGCCGCCGGCGCGGTGGTTCTGCGAGGATCCCGGGAGGTGGCTCGAGGCGGAGGCTCTGGGCGAGGAGGACACACACGCGCGGCTGCGGAAGGTCCTGGCCGAGATCGACGAAGCCGTGTGCGCCGATCAGGAGACGATCCACGAACTCGAGCGGCAGCGCGACGCGCTGATCCAGGAAATCCAGGGGGCCGCATGACGGGCCGGGATCCTGAGCTGGCGCTGCTCGCCTGCATCCTCCTCGAGCCGGCGGTTCTGGACGAGGTGGGCGATGTGGTCTCGCCTGCGGAGTTCGCCGTCCCGCTGCACGCGGCCGCCTTCGAGGCCATGCGGGCCCTGCGCGACCGCGGCGACCACGTGGACATCGTGAGCCTTCGCGCGCACTTGCTGGCCAGCGGGGCCGCGGACGGCAACGCGCTGGACCGGTTCGTTCTCGTCATGAGCGACCACATCCCAGACACCACGGCGGCCGAGACCTACGCCCGGCTCGTGTCGGGGGCGTCGGCAGTGCGTGCGGTGACGCGCGAGGCCTCCGCGATCGTGGCTCGCTCGCGCGCTCCCCTCGCCGATGGCGGCGACGTGGACGCCTTCCTGGACGCGGCCGAGGCCGGGATCCTCACCGCGACCGCGGGACGCCGGTCCGACGTGCGGACCGTCGGGATGAGCGAGGCCCTCCACGAAGCCAGCCGGGCGCTCGTGGCCCGGGCGGAGTCGAAGGCCGAACTCGACGGCCTCAGCACAGGAATGGCGAACCTCGACCGGACCCTCGCCGGGCTGCGCGCGGGCGAGCTCGTGGTGCTCGCTGGACGGCCCGGGATGGGGAAGAGCGCGTTCGCGGGGCACATCGTGCGGACCGCGGCGGGAGACGGGCACACCTGCGCGGTCTACTCGCTCGAGATGGAGCATCGATCGTGGGCTGAGCGGTGGGCCTGCGCAGAGGGGGGCGTCGATGCCGGTGCGGTCCGCCGCGGGAAGTTGAGCCGGGACCAGTGGGACCGGTGGTGGGCCGCGAGCGAGAGACTCGCCTCGTTGCCGATCGTGGTCGACGACACACCCTCGCTGTCGCTGCCGGCGCTCCGCTCGAAAGCTCGGCGGGTCCGCGCCCGCCACGGCCTGGGCCTGATCGTCGTGGACTATCTGCAGCTCATGACCTCGGGCGAGGGCCACCGGGAACGCAACGACGAGGTGGGGGCCGTGAGTCGCGGCTTGAAGGCTCTGGCGAAGGAACTCTCCGTCCCGGTGCTCGCGCTTGCCCAGCTGAACCGCGGCCTCGAAAGCCGAAAGGACAAGCGCCCGAGCCTGTCTGACCTCCGCGAGAGTGGGCAGATCGAGCAAGACGCAGACGTGGTCATGTTCCTGTACCGACCCGGCATCTACGCGCCGGAGCTCGCGTCCCCCTCGGCGCTCGAGGTGATCATCGCCAAGCAGCGCGCGGGTCGCACCGGCACGGTGAAGGGCACGTTCCACGGCGCGACCTACCGATTCGACGGCGCGCCTGACAACGAGAACGGGAGGTACGACGATGCGTGATGGCGATGGGTGTCAGGTGCGTCTCGGCTTCGGCGAGCTCGGCGAAGCCGTTGGCGAGCTCGCTCCGGGAAGCTTGGTGGTGATCGGCGCGCGGCCCTCCACCGGCAAGAGCGCGCTGTGTCTGCGGATCGTGGCGACGGCCGCGCACGCTGGGACGCGCGCCGAGATCCTCTCGCTCTCGGACCCGCCGGAAACGTGGGCGATCCGCGAGCTGGCGCGTGCGGCAGACGCGAGCGCCACGAACCTCCGCCTGGGCGGCTCCCTCGGCGAGTCCGAGCTCAGCCGTATCGGCGCGGCGGCGAGCGACGCGCACGACCTCTGGCGCGTGGCTGACTGCAGGAGCGCCAGGGACCTCCCGGCGATCATCGCTCACATGCGGCGCGCCGCGGTCCGCCACCGCCCGCGGGTGTTCGTTCTCGATTACATCCAGCTCGTGCGCGTGCGTGGTGTTCGGGAGCGGCGCCACGAGATCGAGCGCGCGGTCGCGACGCTCAAGAGCACCGCGGCCGAGCTCGACGCGGTGATGGTGATCGCGTCGCAGCTTCGCCGTCACGACGGCCACCCCACGCTCGAGCTGCTGAAGGAAGCTGGCGCGATCGAGGAGGCGGCCGAGCTCGTGCTGCTCCTTCATCGGGTGAGAGACACCGAGGCCGGCGATCGCGTCTACGCCGAGATCGCAAAGCACAAGGATGGCGCGGATGGCCACGTGTCGGACGTCTACGAGATCGGGTGGGATCCGCGGGCTGCGACGTTCCTTGCCTCGCGTCTGATCGGCCCCTGGTGGAAGGTGCCCGGCGTGGAGCGCCGGGGGAGGAGAGCGGCTGGATGACGCGGCCGTCCGACGACACCAGATGTAGCGGACGTGGCCGATCGGCGCGCGCGGCGCTCCACTGCTCGAGCGATGGGCGGCCGTGCGAGCTGCTCGCCGACGCGTCGACGGATCCGCCGTGCGCGTACTGCGGCCGGTGGCTCGCTTCGACGGCCACCGAACTGACGGGGCTCCGGCTGGGGCGCCTCGAGCGAGAGATCCTCCTCGAGGCCTCGCCAGCGCGCGGGGAGCATTCCCCGATGCCCACGACTGCCGCGCGGTCATCGGTGCGGCGCGCGGCGACGAAGCTCGAGCGCGCGGGCCTGGTTCACCTCCACCCGATCCGGGTGTGTCGGCCCGCTCGCCGGGTCGCGAGCCGGATCCGGAACCCGGAGGGGGCGAACTTCCTGACCTTCACCGTCGATCCGCGCGCCCGGGTGTGGGAGCTCGGGGCGCGCCGCACGCTCCTCGGGGAGGGCGCCGTGGCCATCTACGGTCGAGAGCTCGCCGGCGGCGGGCGCATTCGATGGGACCGCCTCATCGAAAGAGCCCCGGGGCTGGGGGAGACGCCGGCGGAGCTGCGCTCCCGCCAGGCGCCGGGGGGCTCCGTCCGCCCCAGCCTTCGCGAGGCGTGGGCGGAGTTCTCACGGCTGGCGGCGGGGGCCGAAAAGTGAGGCCCGCCGCGCTCTCCGTGACCCTCCGGTGGGGGGGGCTCACTGCCGCGTCTGCGCGTGCGCTCTCTGAGGCCGCCCCACGCCCGCCCAGCGCTCGCCACGGGTCCGCGCTCGGCCGCCGCATCCTCGGCGCGCGGCGAGCCTCTGACGACCCGTGGGGGCCCGGCACGGCGGCCGTGCGAAGCCGCCTGATCGGCGCGGGTCCTGTGGGGGACCCCCCCCGTACCGCGGTTAAGTTTCACCACCGCCGCCCTCGCACGAAGTCCGATGTTCGGCCCGGTGTTCGGGTGTTCGGGCCCCGATTTGTTCGGGTGAGGCTCCGGGGACTCGTGACCCCACTTTCGCCGCCTCACGCCCGACCGCCGGCCGACTTGGCGTCCGATTCGTCGCGTTCTGACGACGGTGCCCCGACCTAACCCCGGAGGATTCATGACCACGAAACACCTGATCTCTCGCGCCGAGTTCGCCCGGCGCGCCAACCGAGGGCGCAGCACGATCACGGAGGCGTGCCGCGGCCCGCTCGCTCGAGCCATCGTCCGGAAGCGCATCGATGCCGCGCACCCCGACGTCATCGCGTGGGCGCGTGAGCGCGGGATCGACCCGGACGCCCTCACCAGCCAGCGCCGCGCCGCTCGACCGTCCGGCGCAGGTTCGAGCCCCGCTCCGGCCGCCACCACGGTTCTGGCCGCCCACGGGTTCGGGGGCCCTCTGACGGCAATCCCGGATGACTTGGTCATCCCCGAGTGGGCGAGCGGCGCGAGTCCCGCGGTGATCCTCGGAGCGCTACAGGCGGGGCTCGACGCGGAGATCGACCGCGCGAAGGAGCAGGGACAGCGACTCCTGCAGTTAGAGGCCGACCTCTTCGACCTCGACCACCCCACGGTCCGGCGGTTCCTCGAGCAGGAGCACGACGTCACGATGACGCCCGAGCTACTCGCCGAGCTCTGGGAAGAGCACGAGGAGCACCGCCAGCGCCGCCGTGAGCTCACCGACACCTCGGGGGCCGAAGCCTCGTGACCGCGGCCGAGCTGGCGGAGGCGTCCGACCACCTCGACGCGGCGGAGCTGCTCGAGGCCGTGCAGGCGATGCTCCGCCGCCGCCGCGGGGGGCGTGGCGGTCCCATGGAGCGAGTCGTCCTCCTGGCGATGGCGGCCGCCCTCGAGCAACCCCTCTCGGCCGAGCTCGCGAGGCGGGCGGAAGGGCTGGCGGCGGTGGTCCGGGGCGTTCGGACACGGGCGGGCTACGCAGACGCCGCGCCCGCCCTGCGCGAGCTCGCGCGCGTCATCGAGGCCGCTCGCGTGCTGCCGTTGGCTGCGCAGGCGCTGCAGGTGCGGCTTGCGCTGGCCGAGGTAGGGGCCGAGCTCGAGCTCGACCACATCGAGCAGCTGCTCGACGGCGGCAGGACTCTCCGAGCCCAGGTGGCCACGATCGGCGTGGCCGCGCGGCTGCTCCCCGGTGGAGACCCGCGGCGAGCTCGTGACCATGTTCGGCGCGCCCTCGGAGCCTGACGGGTGGAGAGTGAAGCTCCACCTCACGCAACGTTCGGAGCGTGCATCATGCAGGCATGACGCGCGCTACGCAGATGGAGGGCTGAGCCGTGCCCAACATGACGATCACGAACATCGACAACGGCACGGTCCTGATCGGCGAGGGCGAGTTCAGCGACGAACTGCTCACCTTCGCCGGGGCCGACACCCTCGCGGAGGGCACCATCCTCGCCCGCGACAGCGGGACGGGGAAGCTCGTGCCGTTCGACCCCGACGACATCGGCGGCGTCGACCACGAGATCGCCAAAGCGGTCCTCACCTACGCCGTCACGGCCACCGGCGCCGGCGACGTGGCCATCCGGGCTCTCATCCGAGGGCGGGTGAACGCGGGGCGCCTCGTCGTGGACGACGGTGCGAGCGTGACGGCCGCCATCCGAGACCAGCTGCGCGCCTACGGCATCACTCCGGTGAGCGTCAGCCAGCTTTCGCAGCTCGACACGCAGGACTGAGGACCCGCATGAAGCAATCGGTCAACCTCCGCGCCCCGACCTCGCACGCCGCGCGCAACGCCGGCGACGAGGCCACCCGTGCCCGCCTCGAGCGCGAGGCGGAAGACCTCCGCGCGACGATGACGACGGACTTCGCCGTCGCGCCGCGCGTGACGATCACCGCCCCCGACGGGACGGTGCTCGGCCCCGGCGACCCCGTCGACCCCAGCCTGTGGGACGGCGTCGAGGGCGGTGCTGGCTGGCGGCACGTCGAGAGGTTCGTCCGCGAGGGGCGGGTGCTCGCGCGGGCAGACGGGCGGTGATGATGACGGCCCGCCCGATCCGGCTGACGGCGCATCAGGCGCGCGAGGTAGCGGTGGCCGCCTCCGTGGACCCGCGCACCGTGCGGCGAGTCCTGCGAGGTGACCCGGTCCGTAGCTCGACGGGGGCCCGCGTTCGGACCGCCCTGGCTCGACTGGGCTTCATCCCGCGGACGGGCCCGCAGGCCGGCGATCCGTCCGTGTGTGCCGGGGCCGCCTGCGTGGGCGACCTCGCGGAGGCCCGCTGAGATGGCCATCGACCCGTCCGCCCGCTACGCGGGGCAGCTCGACCTCTCGGACCCCGCGTTCCCCCACGGGAAGCCGCGCAACGTCTCCACCCCCGGAGACGGCACCGGTACGCCGTTCGAGGCGGGATGGCTCTCGGACTTGTTCGGCTGGCAGCAAGACCTGTTGGACGCCGCGGGGCTGACGCCGTCCGACGTGCCCGATGAGGTCGGCTCCTCGCAGTACAACGCCGGCATCCGCGCGATCGTTTCCGAGCGCTTCGACGGGGATGGGCGCGTGGAGTTCCCCGCCGCCCTGACTGAGACAGTCGTCGTGCCCGCCGCGGCGTTCACGGTCAACAACCAGGACCCGACGGAGTTCTCACGGACCACGGGGGCGATCGGCATCGTCGCGAGCGAGCCGGGGATCTTGCGGACGCTGGGCAGCTCCCCGGACGTCGACGCGTGGCTCGCGCTCAACCGCTACCTGCCCAGCGATGCGGTCCTGACGCGCGTTCGTGCCGCTGCGCTCTTCGACGACACGGGGATTGGCGCGGCGATTCGGCTCTACCTCGAGACCTACGGGATCGACTGGGCGAACTGGGTTGCCAGCGGAACCAACCACGTCGACGCGTCGACGCTCCTGGACGAGAAGACGAAGGCCGCCGCCGACCCGAGCGCCCGCTACATCCTCGACTCCGGGGTGATCTCGTATTCGATGCTCACGAAGGCGGCGAGCCCCGCATCACGTGCGCTGCGGTTTCAGCTCGTCGGCGAGGGGCAGCACGTCTTCGCCCTCGAGCTCACGTTCACCCACCCTGGGCTCCGGAACACCTGATGGGCCTCTTCAGCAAGCTCAAGATCAAGCCCCCTGCAGCGTCGCTCGCCGACCTCGAGCACCAGCTCGAGCAGGCCACGGAAGCGCGGGCCGCCGCGGACGTCCAGGTCAGCGAGGCGGAACGCGAGTTCGACGCGACCGGCGCGGCGGAGGCGCTGTCCGTCCTTCAGGCGGCGAGACTCACGGCCGCGGAGGCCGCGGAGCACGTCGGCCGCGCCGAACGGCTGCTCTCGGCGGCCCGGGCACGCGAAGAGGATGCGCGGCGCGAGGAGCTCCGCGCGGAGGCGCACCGGCTCGACGCCGAACTGACTCAGGAGGCGCTCGAGGAGGCTGCGCGGCCCCTGGCGCGGCGTGAAGCCGAGCTCTCCGTGGAGCTCGCCACCGTGCGTCAGGACCGGGCGGCCCTCGCCGCGGACGTCGACGCGAAGTGCGAGCGCCGCCGCGCCATCGCCCTCGAGCTCGACGAGGAGGGGGGCCACGGTGGGATCTGGATCGACGAAGGCGGGCGAGCGCGGTCCGGCTCACCACACGGGGGCCAGCGCGGAAGCATCGTGCGGAGCGCTGAACGCGTCTGGACCGAGCTGCAGCACCTCTCGCCGCAGTCGAGTACCGGCCAGCTCGTTCGTAAGATCATCGAGTCCGGCGAGGGACGCTGATGCGACGCCGCCCGGCCAAGAAGCGCGCGCGCCCTGGCCGCTATGTCTTCGAGGAACGATTCGACGCGCCGGCCGACCTCATCGCCGCGGCGCGCGAGCGCGCGGAGCGGTGGGCGCCCCTGGCGCGCGCGCAGCGCGTGCGAGGTGACCTCGTGGTCCTCGCTGGCGTGCGAGACGGGAAGGCCATCGTGACGATGGCGCCCCGCGTCGAGGTGGCGGCGTCGACTCCCGATCGGGACTTCGAGCGGCAGCTCCGCCAGCCCACGCCAGGTCGGGTGGGCGTCTACGTCGGGGGCGCGCCGTTCTTCTTCGTCGAGGAGTCCTCGACGTGAGCACGCGATTCTCCGTCGAGGCGGCGTTCAAGGTCGTGGACCGGATGACCCGGCCCGTGCGCCGCATGCAGAACACGATCGGTCGCTTCACCCGAGACGTGCGGTCAGGGTTTCGCGATCTGGGGGCGTGGGGGACCCGTCTGCGGCACGGGATCACGGCCGTGGGGTTTGCGATCGCGGGCGCGATGGCGCTGGCCGCGCAGGAACTTCGGAAAGTGATCTCGCTGGGGATGGACTTCGATTCGACGATGGCGAGAGCAGCCGCCAGATTCGGGGTCGCAACAGACTCCGCCGAGGGGCGAGCGCTGGAAGAGGCGGCGCTCGCCCTCGGTCGCAACACGGAGTTCATGGCCAGCCAGGGGGCGGAGGCGCTGGCGGAGCTCGGCGCCACGGGGCTCACCGCGGCGCAGTCCATCGCTCAGCTCACCGCGATCGCGAACACCGCGACGTCGGCCGGGATCGAGCTCGGCGAAGCGTCGGAGTGGGTGACCGATCAGATGAGCGCCTTCGGACTCGTCTCCGACGACCTGGGGGAGGTGACTCGGAACGCGCAGCGAGTCTCCGACGTGATGGCCCTTGGGGCCAACATGGCCGGCCACACGTTCGGTCAGCTGAACGAGGCCTTGACCAACGTGGCCGCCGGTGCGGCGAGCGCCGGCCTCCCCATCGAGGACGTGACGGCCGCCCTCGCGTCGCTGGCGGGGGCGGGCGAGAAGGGCGCCCGCGCCGGGACGCGCCTCGACGCGATGCTCCGCGACCTCCGCACGCCCTCAGCCCAGGCGCGACGCGCGCTCCGTGGTCTCGGCGTCGAGGTTCGGAACGCGGATGGCACCCTTCGCCCCATCACCGACATCGTGCGTCAGTTCGAAGGGGCTCTCGACGGGATGAACGACGGCGCTCGCGATCGGGCGCTCAGCCGGATCTTCACCGACCAGGGTCTGCGCCCGATGCAGCTGCTCCTGCAGCAGGGGTCTGAGAAGCTGGACGGATTCCGCAGTCGCCTGGACAACGCCAACGGGGCCGCAGAGGCCTTCGCCAACCAGGTTCGCGACAACGCAGCCGGCGATCTCGCCTCGTTCGGGTCCGCTCTCGAGGGGCTCCGGCTTCAGACCTGGAGTCTGGTACGCGGTCCCTTCCGCGAGATGGTCCAGGCTTCCACGGAGTGGCTCCGAGCGAACCAGGGCGTCATCGCGTCCGGGCTGCGAGGCTTCGTCGAGTTCCTCACCGCGAACATGCCCACGATCGAAGTCTGGGCTCGCCGCATCGGGATCGCGGTTGCGATCGTGGGCACGCTTCTCCTGCTGACGATGGCGGCGTTCGTCGCGGTCATCGTCGCGATCCCGGCTCTGATCGTGGGCGTCGTCAGCCTGCTCGTGGCGGCCTGGGAGTGGGTCGCCGACGCGGCGAGCTCCGCGGCCGCGTGGATCGGCGAGGCGTTCGGCGGGGTATGGAACGCGGTGCGCGACTTCTTCGGCGCCGCGCTCGAGTTCGTCGTCGGGGTCTTCGTGCTGCTGCGACGGCAGGCCATGACCCTCCTGCGTCCGGTGATCGACTGGATGGCGAGCGCTGGCGCGTGGATCGCGGAGAGGTGGCGACCGATCGGGGCGTTCTTCGGTGGCCTCTGGGCGGGGATAGCCTCCGCCTTCTCGGGCGCTTGGGACGGTCTCGTGAAGCAAGCTGTCGCCATCTACAGCCGATTCCTCGCCATCTGGCGCCCCCTCCGCGGCTTCTTCGCGAGCCTGTGGAGCGGTATCGCACAGCTGTTCCACGGCACCCTCGGCGGAGTGCTCGACCAGGTGGGTCGCGTTGTCGAGAACGTGCGCGGTGTCGGCCGCGCAGAGCTCGACGGCGACGCGCCGCCGCCTTCGGTCGTCAGCCCGGAGGCTCGGGTGGCTCGATCGATCTCCGAGAGCACCAGCACCGAGCGGGCGGAGATCACCGTGCGCTCCGGCGACGGCGCGACGGCTGAGGTCACGCGGCGACCGCGCGGCAACACGCTCCTCGTGCCTGCGTCGGGAGCGACGTGAGCTGGGAGGACCGAGTCCGGGAGGCGGCCTACACGTCTCCGAGCGGTACGCGTCGCGTCTTCGCCTTCGAGACCGTCTCGGCCGAGGTCGAGCTCAGGGCGAAGGCGTTCGAGTTCCCCGGCGTCGACGCCACCTACGTGCAGGGAAACGGGCACGGTGGTCGGCGGTTCCCCCTCCGCTGCTTCTTCTCGGGCGACGACCATGACCTCGAGGCGGAGGCGTTCATCGGAGGGCTGCTCGAGCGCGGGGTCGGGCGCCTCGAGCACCCGTTCTACGGGACGCATGACGTCGTGCCGCTCGGCACGATCACCCGTCGCGACGACCTCAAGGACGCGGCCAACCAGACCGTCGTCGAGGTGACGCTGGCCGTCTCCCTGACGCGGGTCTACCCGACGCTCCGGCCCAGCCGCTCGGCGGAAGTGTCGGCGTCGCTGCGAGCCCTCGACGAGGCGAGCGCCCTGCAGTTCCAGGACGCGCTGGACCTGAGCACTGCCGCGGCGCGCGCGAGCGAGGAGAGCGCCGTGCGCGACTCGCTCGCCGCCGCGAGCGCCACGCTCGCCGACATCGCTGCTGGTGTGGACGCGGTGCGCGACGCGTTCCGAGATGCGCAGGACGCCGTGAACCTCGGTCTCGACGTGCTGATCGGACAGCCGCTGCAGCTCGCGCAGAGCATCGCCAACCTCGTCCGCGCGCCAGCTCGATCGGATGTGGCGATCCGCTCACGGCTCGAGGCCTACGGGGACTTCCTCGAGCGAATCGTTACCGCGCCCTCCGCGCGCCCGGGCGACGCGTTTCTCAGCGGGGTGGTCCTGCCCGGCCGGCGCCGCGTGGTCTCCAACGACTTCCACACCGCCGTGGTCTTCGCCGCGCAGGGAGTCGCTGGGAGCGTCGAGAGCGTGCTGAACCACCGGTTCCCGGACCGCCCCGCTGCTCTGGCGGCGGCGGAGACGCTCCTCGGGCAGCTCGATCGGGTCGTGCCGTGGATGGAGGATGGCTTCGGCGATCTCGCCGATGCGGACGCGCCTGCGAGCGTGGACACGGGCGGCACCTACCAGGCGCTGCAGGAGGCGGTCGCCCTGGCTGCGGGCTTCCTTGTCGAGATCTCCTTCACCTTGCTCCCCCAGCGGCGCGTGGTGCTCGACCGTCCCCGCACGATCATCGACCTCGCCGCCGAATTCTACGGAGAGGTGGACGGTCGGCTCGACTTCATCCTGCGGACCAACGATCTAAGCGGGTCCGAGATCCTCGAGCTCCCGCGAGGACGGGAGTTCGTCTTCTATGCCTGAGCGCCTCGAGGAGGTCGCTCTCCGGATCGCTGCTCAGCGCTGGCTGGCCTGGGAGGACTTCGAGCTCAACGTCTCCATCGACCGCCCGGCGACTGTGGGCTTCGTGGCGCCGTTCGAGCCCGAGCGCCCCGGTTTTCGGGAGGCCTTCGCCCCCCTTGCGTTCACCCCCGTCTCGGTGAGCATCGGGGAGGAGGTGGTGTTCAACGGAACGCTCATGGACATCACGCCGAGGCGCACCTCGGACGAACGAACCGTGGAGGTCGCGGGCTACTCGTTCCCAGCGGTCCTCGTCGACTGCACGCCTCCGGCGAACGCGTTCCCGCTCGAGCTCAACGGGCTGAAGCTCAGCCGGATCGCGGAGACGCTCGTCGCTCCCTTCGGGCTCGACGTGGTCTTGGAGGGAGACGAGGGCGCAGCGTTCCGTCGGGTCGCGGTGAAGCCGGACCAGGCGATCTTCAGCTTTCTGACCGAACTCGCGCAGCAGCGAGGGCTGGTGATCGCGGACACGCCGTCGGGCGCCCTTCGCTTCCTGACCTCCGCTGCGTCCGGGTCGCCGGTGGCGGCGCTCCGCGAGAACCAACCGCCGCTTCTCAGCGTGGAGCCTCGTTTCGCACCACAGCAGTACTTCAGCGAGGTGACGGCCATCGCGAAGACGCGCGCCGGCCGGACCGGGCAGAGCTACACGGTCGCCAACCCCTTTCTGACCAACGAAGTTCGGCCTCACACCTTCGTCTTGGGCGACACCGACGATCCGGACCTCCCGACGGCGGCGCGCGCGAAGCTCGGCCGGATGCTCGGCAACGCGCTCACCGTGACGGTCGAGCTGCCGACCTGGCGCCACCCGGGCGGCGCGCTGTGGTGGCCGAACCAGACGGTCCTGCTCGAGGCGCCCGGCGCGATGATCTACCGCGAGACCGAGTTCCTGATCCGTGACGTGTCCCTCCGCCAAACCTCGGAGGCCCAGATAGCCAAGCTCGAGGTCGTGCTCCCCGGCGCGTTCTCCGGCGAGGTGCCGGAGTCGCTCCCATGGGTCTGATCTCTCAGCTGCTCTCGTTCACTCGCGCGCGCGTCGACGACGCGCATGTCTCGGACGCGAAGATCGACCCGGGCGGCGGTGCGAACGTCACCGCGCATCACTTTGGGCCCCCGGGCGACGACTCGGTCCCGCTGCCGGGTGACTTCGTCGCGACGTCGCCCTCGACCGGGACCGGCACGGAGCAGGTCACCGGGTACATCGACCCGGCCAACGAGCCGCAGGCCGAGGCAGGCGAGAAGCGGCTCTACTCGAGGGACGGCGACGGCGCCGTCGTTGCCGTCGTGTGGCTGAAGAACGACGGGTCGATCGTGATCGACAACGGCACCGGGGCGATCGAGCTCGAGCCCGGGGGCAACGTCACGATCAACGGCGTGACGATCGACACCGACGGGAATGTCAGTGCCCCCGGCGAGGTCAGCGCCATGAGCAGCGCGCCTGCCACGCGCGTGGGCCTGTCGACCCACCTTCACCCCACGGCGATGGGTCCGAGCGATGCGCCAACCCCAGGCACCTGATGCCCCTCGACCTTCCGGTCCTGACCGCCGAGCTTCAGGCCGTCGCCGCGGAGCCTCCGTCGACGGTGGCGGAGTGCGCGGCGTCCTGGGCAGCAGCCGCGGGCGACCACGCCCTCGGCGTGGTTCCTGCCTCGTCAACGGTCGCTGTGGCAGCCTCGGCGCTCGAGACGGCCCTGGTGACGGCGTTCTCGGCGGGGGCCGCCGCGCCGGGCATGGAGACAGCCTTCGCCGCCTTCGCCGTGACCATCGGCGGCGGCATGGCCGGCTTCGTGCCGACGCCGCCCGCGGGCCCCGTCGGCTTCGCGGCGCAGTTCGCCGGGCCGAAGCCGGCGACGCACGCGGCTGCGGCGGGCGCCGTCGCGGCGCTGATCGACACTTGGATGCGGACCGGGACCGCGACGCCCTCGGGCGGTGGCGCCCCCGTCTCGTGGAGCTGACCGTGACCGACGTCCTGATGCAGCACACCGCCGATGGCGGCGAGATCACGGTCGAGGGCGGCCGCGTCAGGCTCGACGATGGCGTCCAGACGGCCGTCTACCTCTCGATGTTCGGCGGGAACGAGCGCGACGCCGGGACGGGCGCTACCGAGAGCGAGCAGTGGTGGGGGAACCTTCTCGAGGAGCAGCCCGCCCGCCGACTCCGAAGCGAGACACAGCATCTCCTCCGCGCGCTCCCCGCGATCACCGCCAACGTGAGCCGGGTGGAGGACGCCGTCCGGCGTGACCTGTCCTGGCTCGAGGAGCTCGGCGCCACGGTCTCCGCGACGGCGACGCTCCCCGCGGTCCGACGCATCCGGATCGCGGTCGTCGTCGAGTTCGACGGCGACAGGACCGAGCTGCGCTTCGACGAGGAGTGGGCACCAGTATGAGCCTCGAAACACCCACCACCGGCGAGATCGCCGACAACATCCTCGCGCAGATCGAAGCGCAATTCGGTCAGAGCGTTCCGCTGCTCGCCAAGGCCTTCCTCCGGGTGCTCCCGCGTGCGCTCGCAGGCGTCTTCACGCTGCTCTACAAGTACTCCGGGTTCATCTTCCTGCAGCTCTTCGTCTCGACCGCGTCCACGCGAGAGACCGTGATCAATGGACAGACCCTGGTTCCGCTGGTGGAGTGGGGGCGCCTGATCGGCGTGGGCGATCCGGAGCCGGCCACCCGCGCCGAGCTCGTCGTCGTCGTCACCGTGGAGGTCCAGTCGGGCATCCTCGCTGCTGGCTCTCAGCTCCTGTTCCCTTCCACCGGAGTCGTCTACGTCACCACGGCGTCGGTCGCGCTCGACGCGCCCACGAAGACGGTGAGGATCCGAGCGGTCTCGGATCAGCAGGGCGGCGGCGGGGCCGGGGCGATCGGCAACCTCCAGGCCGGCGACGTGGTGAGCTTCGCCAGCCCGCTCGCGAACGTGGCTCGAGACGCCGTGGTCGACTCTCAGGTGGTCACAGGTGCGGACGGTGAGTCGTGGGACGCCTACCGCGGCCGCGTGCTCCGAAAGGCAGGGCGCCGACCCCAGGGCGGCGCCTACTCCGACTACCGAGACTGGGGCGAGGAGGGCGCCGGCATCCTGAACGTCTACCCCTACTCGAGCGCGAGCCCGGGCCAGATCGATGTCTACGTCGAGGCCACGGCCGCGAGCTCGGGGAGCGCAGACGGCATCCCCACGGCGGCGCAGCTGACCGAGGTGACCAACCTCATCAACCTCGAGGTCGACGGGCTCGCGAGCAGGCGGCCGGTGAACGCAGCGGTGAACGTGCTGCCGATCACCCGCAGCCCGTTCGACCTGCGGGTTGGTGGTCTCGCGGCCGACGATGTGCCCGCCGCGCAGGCGGCGATCGAGGCGGCGGTAGACGAGTACCTGCGCTCGCGGGCTCCGTTCATCGCGGGCCTGTCGGTCCTCCCGCGCAGGAACCGAATCACTGAGGCTGCGCTTGCCGGCGTGGTCGACGAGACGGCGAGCGCCCTGGGCGGGAGCATCACGACCGTGGTCCTGCGAGAAGGCGGAGCGGATCTAGTCGCTCGAGACCTTGGCGAGGGTGAGACCGCGAAGCTCGGAGCGATCAGCTGGACGTAGGAGACCCATGGCCATTTCCCCCCAGACCATCTACGCCGGTCAGATCGACACGAGCGATCCGGCGTACCCCCACGGCAAAGCCCGGAACGTCACGACTCCGGGCGACGGCACGGGTACCCCGCTCGAGGCGCGCTGGCTGAACGACCTCTACGGCTTCCAGCAGGCACTGCTCGCGGAGGTCGCCGCAACACCGTCGGGGAGTCCGGACGAAGTCGGGGCCTCGCAGTACCTGGACGCGGTGAAGCTGGTCGGGGCGAGCCAGAGGTTCGATCCGAACGGTGAGATCGTGCTGGTCGACTCGGCGGGCAGCCCCGTCACCCTCTCGGGGCTCGTGTACGTCGGCGCCAACGGCCTGATGGTCGACGGCCCGACGACCGAGCTGATCAAGGCACGGGGCGGCGTCACCCTCGCGGCGGCCAACAAGCTGGCGTGGTGGGACCTCACTCCGCGCCTCTCGCGGAACTGGACGCTGGTGCGCGCGCGCGTCCTCGTCGAGCCAGGCGCCGCCCGTGGAGCGGGAAACCGCATCGACGCCGCGCTCCAACACGACGGCTACGGGATCTCCTTTGCGAAGCCCATCTCGCTGACGCAGACGGTGGACGCGACGGCGAGCGACGACGGCACGGCCGATCGGCAGTGGATCACTCTGACGCCCGCGGCGCCGGTCGCGGTGAACGCCGGGGCCACGTGGACCCTCGAAGTGGAGTCCAGCCCGCTGGTCACGGGGGCGGGGGACGCGGATACGATTCGTGCGGCCGTGATCGAGTTCACGACCACGAAGCTGACGAACATCTAGCGACAGTGCTGGAACCGCGTCCGGCGGATGCAGCCGATCGGATCTTGGAAATCCGCACTGCCGCCGCATCCTGGTACCGGGCGCAGCCGTATGCATCCACCGGGCGCTGGCTCCTCGCACACTCGCGTCCAGCCTCCACCGGTGCCGTCTGAGGTTGCGGGTTCACACGTCGCGTGGTCCGGGTACTGGAGTTCCTCGACGCCGTCGCAGTTCCAGTCGAAGCTCCCGTCGCCGCGGTCCATCGTGCGCCACCCGGGTGCGTCCGGATAGACGTCTCGGCTGAGGTCGTAGCAGTCCCCGGCTGCGTCTACGAAGCCGTCCGGCAAGACCCCGCGACAGGAGTAGGGGCGGGTGACGTCCGGGTCGCCGTAGCCGTCGCGGTCCATGTCTCGATACGCGATGCAGTCGGGCCCGCCGTCGAGACCCGAGTCGGTTCCCGAGTCGACGCCGGAGTCGGGTGTGCGCTGGCCGCCATCGAGCCCGGCGTCCCCCCCACCGCCGCCGTCTCGGCCTGCGTCGTCGACAACCGAAGCGTCGCCGTCCGCGCCGCCTGCATCCATCGACGCCGGCCCATCGCACGCGACGCACGTCGCGAGGATCAGGACCCAGCTCCATCGCTCCATCGGAACCCCCTTCGTCGCCACGGTAGCCACGGAATGTTCTTTCGCATCCTACAACACCTCCTGCCGGATGGCGCGGCGTGGCGCACCACCGTCCAGAAGCAGCTACGGACGCTTCTCGAGGCCCTCGCACAGGAGCCCGAGGCGGCGCGCAGCTTCGTGGACAAGGTCTACAGGGACCTGTTCCCGGACAGCACGCGCGAGCTCGCGGCCTGGGAGCGCTTCTTCGTCCTGCCGGGCACTGGGGACGAACCGACCCGCCGGCAGCGACTCGCCGCAGCCTGGCAGGAGACCGGGGGGCAGGCGCCTCGGTACCTGCAGGACGTCGTCCAGGCCGCCGGCTTCGACCTCTACGTGCACGAGTGGTGGTCCTCAGGGCCACCGTGGGTCGCGCGCGACCCTCGCGCACACACCGAGGTGCCCCTGATCGGGACCGTGCAGTGCGGTGAGCCCGACGCGCTCTGCGGTGAAGTCAGCGCGCAGTGCAACGCCTTCCTGGCGAACGAGCCCGGATACTTGGTCAACGTCGACCTCACCCCGACCGCCCCACCGCGCGTTCCGGACGACCCCGCCTCCTGGCCGTTCTTCGTCTACTTCGGCGGCGCGACCTTCGGTGATCGCGTCGCGGTCACGGTCGCGCGCCGCCGCGAGCTCGAGGACCTCCTCCTCAAGCTCTGCCCGGCTCAGCACTGGATCGTGTTGCTCGTCGACTGGGTCGGCGAAGCGACGACCCGCGTGACGCTCGCAGGCGACACGCGCGTGACCCTGAGCGGCGACACCCGCTTCACCCTCGGACTCTGAGGAGCCATGCCGACAACGATCAAGGACCTTCCGAACGAGCTCACGGCGGAGGCGATGGACCCCTCCGCCGATTGGATCGAGGTCGAGGACATCGACGCCAACGAGACGAAGAAGGCGCACCCGGACCAGTTCGTCCAGGGAGCCGGCGCGTTGGTCGACGCAGACTTCGCGGGCATGTTCGCGGGCGCGCTGCACCGAGTTGGGCCCGGCGCGTACCGGGCTGTGCGGCACAACCTCTCGGCGACGTCGGTCCCGTCTGTGAACGACGACGACACCCTCGGGTATGCGGTCGGGAGCGCCTGGGTGAACGTCCTCACCGACCGCGTGTGGATCCTCGTCGACGCGTCGACGGGCGCGGCGGTGTGGCTTGAGCTGCGTGGCGGCGACGTGGTGGGCCCTGCGAGCGCCGTCGACGGTGAACTCCCGGTGTTCGACGGGGTCACCGGCCAGCTTCTCAAGGCCGGCGCGGCAGCCGAGGCGCTCCTCCGGATCGCCGGCCGCGACACGCTTCGGCTCCGTGACTCCCCGGTCGCCAGCCTCCAAGCGCTCTCGCCGGCGTTCCTCGACCTCGACCTGGACACGAGCGGGGTCACCGGGGCGGCCGAGTGGTACGGCATCCGGCTCGACGCCTCGAACGACGTGCCGGGCGCCTTCCTGCTCTTCCGCGTCGGTGGGACCCGCGTCGGCGCCGTCGAGGTGCCCAGCGCGGCGCTCGGCGCCATCTTCCGCGGCGGGGACGGCGACGACACGAACCCGACCTTCGGCTTCGAGTCGGACCTGGACCTCGGCTTCTTCTTCGCGTCGGCCGGCGTGGTCGGACTCAACGGCGCGCTCGAGCCGAACGTCGATGGGAACGGCTCGCTGGGGACTGCGACGAGGGCCTTCGGCAACGTCTATGCCGACCAGATCAACGGCCGTCCCGTCGCGGCACCGACCCAGGTCGAGACCCTCGCTGGCACCACCGACACGCTGGCGGAGGCGGACAACGGCAAGGTGGTGCGCTGCACGAACGCCGGCACGGTCACCGTCACGGTCCCCACCGGCCTCACGCCCGGCACGACCGTGGAGTACGTGCAGGAGGGCGCGGGGCAAGTGCAGGTCGCGGCGGGCGCCGGGATGGCCCTGCGCCACGGTGCCACCTGGAACCCGTACACCGCCGAGCAGTACAGCTCGGTGGTCGTCACCATCCTCGACACGGACGAGGCCCTCGTCCGCGGCGACCTCGAGGCAGCCTGATGCCGGCGACAGCCAGAGCGGGGGCGACGGCGATGCAGGGCGCGCGGCGGACCCGCGTCTCGAGCTTCGACCCGCTCGGCGCGCAGCTCTACCTCTGGGCGCCGGAGGCCTCGACGGTCGAGCTCGACGGCTCGAGCGAGGTCACGGAGTGGCGGAACCTCGGGACGGCGGGCTCCGCCCTCGACGCCTTGCGGGTGAGCGGCGCGGTCACCTACGTGCCCGGCTCGCACCTCGTCGTCCCGACGGGCAGCGAGTTTCTCAGCCGGCTGGCGGCGACGGCGCTCGACGTCGCGGACGACGGCGCCCTCGACGTGGTCGGCGTGTTCAGCTCGAGCGCGCCGAACGCCCAGCGCTTCCTCGTCGGAGGCCAGGGGCAGACGCACTTCACGCTGATCCCTCGCTGGTCGGGGCTCAGCGTCTTCCGGGTGCTCGACGGGGTGACGACGCTGCAGGCGGTCGGCGCGAGCCTCACGAACGACGGCACGATCTACTGCCAACGCGGGCGCTTCACGGGTGCAGCGGCACCGAGCAACGACTCGAGCAGCCTGAAGACCAACGACGTGGCGGGGTCGACGGCGACCGCGAACCTCGGGGCGGTCAGCTTCGGGGCCGACAAGCTCGCGTTCTTCTCTGTCGGTGGCTCCGAGTTCATCGGCAACTGCTACGCGCTCATCGCGAAGGTCGGCGGCTTCTCGGCCGGCGAGCTCACCGAGCTCACCACGCGGATCAACGCGGCCTTCGGGACCGCACTGGCGGGCGTGTGATGGCCGCCGTCACGGACAGCTTCGACCCGGAGGACTACGGCCGGCTCCTGGTCGAGTCGACACGGCTTCACCAGGAGTGCCGCGAGGGGCAGCAGCGCGCGGAGGACAAGATCGACGCGCTCACCGCGGCTCAGCGCGAAACGAAGAAGGAGCTCGACGAGATGCGCGAGTCGCTGAAGGAGCGCGCGGGCGAGCGAAAGAGCAACGCGCGCTGGTGGGCGGCCGCGTTCGCCATCCTCGGCGGCGTCTCTGCGTACCTCTTCCCGTCGATGCTCGACGCGCGGTCACGGATCGATCGCGCCGAGGTGGAGCTTGCGGCCACTCGGTCAGCAGCCGCCCGCCATGAGCGCGAGCTCCAGGAGCACGAGGACAGCCCAGGGCACGCCGGCAACAGAACGGACATCGGAGCGATCCGCGGCGACATTCGCGAGCTCGGCGCCACGGTCCGCTCCCTCACCGAAGCCGTGCGCGAGACCCAAGAGGACGTGCGCGAGATCCGACGGAGGGTCCGGTGAGGCCCCACCTGGTCCGCGCGGTCGAACGCGTCGCCGCCCACCTCCCGCGCGACGACGAGGAGGTCATGCGCTCGTGGCGCCTGATCGCGGCGGCGCTCCGGCGCGGCGAGCGCGCGAGCTCGCAGACGCTCCCGCGCATCGCCGGACTCGCTCAGCACGCGGTGCTCGCGCGCGAGCTCCTCGACCAGCTCGTCCCGGCGCTCCCGCCGACCCTCTACGCGGCCGCGGCGGACGCCCGGACGCACATCGTCGCGATCCTCAGCGCGCTGTCGCCGGGGAGCGACTCGGAGCCGCCCGAGCGCGGCATGGAGACCTGATATGACGAAGATCCTCGAACCCTGGCGGTGGCCGATCGCCGTCGTCCTGAGCGTCGCGCTCGCGTCGCTCGCCGCCCTGTTCCTCCTCGGACCGCAGCTCGGCGTCGACCCGGAGACCCTCGGCGACGTGAAGCGCTGGCTCGCCGGCGGAGCGGCCGCGCTCGGCGCGCTGCTCCTCCCCGCGCTGAAGGCCTGGCTCACGGCCGACTCCGACGGCGACGGCAAGCCCGACTGGATGGACAAGACGCCCACCGGCCCGCGGGACACCCTCGTCGCGCTCCTCGTCGCTGGCGGGGTGGTGCTCGGCGCCGGGACTCTGCAGGGCTGCGGCGCCGGAGCTCTCGGCGTGCAGGCGGACATGGTGGCGGTCGGTGGCATCCTGGCGGCGGAAGCCGACGCGGCCCTCGTCCGAGCTCGCGCGGCCGACCTCGAGGAGGTCGTCACCGATGCGCGCGCGGAGTGTGGCTCCGGCGACTGCGACGAAGAGCGGCGCGATCACTGGCGCGGCGAGCTCGCGGCGCGCGAGCGGAGGTGGGCGCCGGCGATGGCCTGCCGCGAGCAGGTGCCCGAGGTGCTGCGCGGATGGGGCGAGGCGCTCGACACCGCCCGCGTGGCGCAGACGAGCAGCGTCGGCCTCGAGCTGCTCGCGCGGCACGGGGGGCGCTTCGTCCTCGCCTACGACGCCTTCCGGGGCTGCGTCGAGACGGCCGCCCCCGAGCGCGTCGATCTACCCGACCCACCGCCGGAGCTGCTCGTCTACGCGGAGGCCTTCACCCAGCGCTCGCCCGCGGCGTCAGCCACGGCCGGCGGAGAGGCAGGTGCGCGATGACGCCAGTGATGACCCCGGAGCAGGTCGCGCTCGAGCTGCTCAAGGTCGCGATCGCCGCCGGCGGCGGGATCGTCGAGCTCGTCACCGAGCAGGAGCGGAAGTCGCTCGAGGAGCGGATCGAGCGCGCGCTCGCCGCGGTGAAGGACCCGATCGACACCACCGAGGAGGACGCCAGCCGGCGCGCGCGCCTCGAGGCCGTGCTCCGAGGCGAGGGCGATGACGTCAGCGTGGTCGTCAACGGCCGGCCCACCCGGCTCCCGGCGCGGGCGGCATACGAGCAGCTCGTGGCGGCGGCCGGGATGTCGGGTCAGCCGACGGTCGTCGTCCGCGGCGCGGGCGCCGGGCGGACCGTCACGCCCGGCCAAGTCGTCGACCTCGCGGCCGGCGCGACCGTCAACGTCGCCCACACGAGCAACGCGTGATGGAGGCCCCCACGCCGTGCGACTGCGGCGAGCTCGTTGAGCTCGACGAGATGGTGCCCGACCCGGGCAACCCGCGCCGCCTCGTCTGCCGCGAGTGCGCCGACAACTTCGACGGCGAGCCTCTCGTCGAGGCGGAGCGCCCCCTCACGCCGGAGGAGGAGGAGTTCTACGCCGGTTGCGTGAGGGTTCTGTGAAGGCGCTCCGCGCAGGGCAGGGCGAGCACGGAGAACCCCGCCGCCGGCCGATCTGGGTCTCAGGTCCGGCCGAGCCGGCGGGGCACCCCCCGCGGCCGCGTGAGCACCTCGGTGGACGTCTGGGCACCCTCGGAGACCTCCTCTGGCTCCGGGCCGAGCAGACGTCAGCGAGGCGCCCGTGACGGCCCTCGTCTCGATTCCGCGCGCGGCGTCGCTCGAGGAGGCGGTGGACCGCGGCCCGCGCTGGCGGCCGATCGCGGACCTGGGCGAGGGGCCCCACGCCTACGGCGACGGCCGCCCGATGCGCGTCGTGGTCTCCTGCCCCTCGGGGCAGCTGCTCGGGCTCCCGCACGACGTCGGAGACGACGGCCGCGTCAGCCCGTCGATCGTCTGTCGGTGCGGGTGCGGCTGGCACGTCTTCGGCCGGCTCGAGGACTGGGCCTCCGCCCCGCGCGCACCGGAGCGCCTCGAGAGTGGGGATGCTCGATGAGCGTGACTCGAGAGGCCGTGATCGACGCCGTCGCGCACGAGGTCCTCGAGCGCGGGGCCAAGGCGGCCGAGGTCCCCTTCGAGTTCGCCACCGCGGTGGCCGACCGCCTCGAGCTCGTGGCGGCCGCGCGCGCGCCAGCTCCCGCGGCGGCGCACGTCGCGCCCGAGCGCGGGCTCGTGATAGGCGGGGAGGTGATCCCCGGCACCGACTGGGTTCGCCGCGATCCGCGCTACTGGTGGACCAGCGGCCGCGGGACACGCCCCCGCGCGCGCGTCGTCGATCTCCTCGTGGGTCACTGGACCGCCGGAGAGGCGGGGACCCGCGACCCGGATGGGGCCGCACCGCTCACCGAGTACGACGACGACGGGCCCCGGGTGGTCCGGGTCATGCGCTCGAGGAAGCGCAACGGACGGCCGCTCAACGTCGGGATTCACTTCGTCATCGGCGCATGCGACCCGTCGGAGAGCTACGCCCCGATCTGGCAGACCGCGGACCCGGGCGAGGTGGCGACGGTCCACCTCGGGACCGGCGCCCTCAACGCGCGCTCGATCGGCGTCGAGGTGGTCTCGGCGGGCCTGCCGGGGCCGCTCGACCATCGCTCTCGCCCGCGAGTGCGCATCCCCCTGCTCGGGCGGCAGCAAGAGGTGCTCGCGTTCTTCCCCGGGCAGCTGCGGACCTGGGTGGCTCTCGCGGAGGCCGTCGCTCGGCTTGAGGGCCGCGCGGGGGTCCACGTGCCGCGCCGTGTGCCCTCCTTCGGCGCCGAGCGCCGCTTCAGCGCCGCGGAGGCGCGAGGCTACGCGGGAGCGATGGAGCACCTCCACTCGCCGCGAACGCGCAAGATCGACGCCGGTGGACTACTCGTCGCGGCGCTGCGTGACGCGGGGTGGGCAGCGTAGCCTGGATGCTCACGCCGGAGAGATCATCGGGAAGAGGTCCGCGGCGGGGTGCGTGTCGTCTACTGCGCCGGGCGCGTGACTCCTAGTGTGCATTCGATAGTTGTGTGAAATCCCACTGCTGGAGACGGCGCTCTGCGGCCTCCGGAGTCTCGGCAAAAACGGCCTTGCCCAGACCTTTGAGGACAGCAAACGAGATGATCAACGACGCGAGTGGAAGGAGTGCTCCATGGCCAAAAACGCCTCGGACCAGCATCCAGTTGGAGGACTGCTCGAGCAGCTCGGAGATCTCGAACAGCACGTCGCGACGTTCGGCACTGTGGAAATGTGTGTCCATGTCGGACTTGTACATGCGCCGGATGACAGCGCTTTCTTCGCGACTCGGCCGCTGACCAGGCTTGCTCACGCAAGTGACAAAGTCGTCGAACGAGGCGTCGCGCGCCATGTGGATCTTGTGGGCCAGGATGAAGTCTGCGTCGCGAAACAGGAGGCTCTCGCGCAGCCATTCGTGCCGAGCGGACATCGCGAAGAGTCGGTCTCGGAGCCCATGAAGTGCGTAGACAGTCACACGCTGGGCGAGCCACGGGATGCCCACGAACAGCACGAGCGACGTGGTCATGAGAGCGACGAATATGATGAGTAGGTCAGCCAGCATGTCGCTTACCTTCCCTTCTTAGCCCTGTTTTTGCGCTTGGCACGCTCTTTATTTGCAGGCGTTCCGGCCTGCGAGTCTCTCCGCTCGTCTACCCTAACGCGCTGCGGCGAGTCGATCTTGTCGCCTGGGTCTTTCAGGCCCCGGGATCGCTCTACCAAGTTGATACCATATTCCTCGAGCTTTTTGGCATCGGTGCTCGAGATACGTTTGGGGTCGACGAGCTTCCGGAGGAAGGCGTTGTGGGCCCCCTGCTGACGGATACGGCGGTTCTGAAAGGCGATGAAGATCCCCAAGGCGAGCCACGAGACGCCCGTCAGCAAATAGCCGCCCACCGTGACCAGCTGGCTGGAAGCGATCTCTGCCATCGCATCGAGCAGCGACTGAGCGAGGGTGAGGGCCGTCAGACGGTCAGTTGGATCGAGGAGCCACGTGAAGCCTAGGACGAGCACCACGCCGAGCACACCGAAGCCGAGGAGTACGACTGGACTCAGAACCTGTCTCGTGACAAGGAAAAGGTACTGGACCAGGCTTCGAAAGAGTTCAGGACCCCAACGGAACTTGGCCTCCTCGTCAGCATCCTCTCGGCCCGGGGTCTGTTCAGGATCGTCTGGCACGCAAGGAGGCTAGATCAGTTCGGCCCTTCGGGGAAGAATCCTCGAATGGCCTCACCCCTCGGCCGACCGCCCCGCCGCGACCTGCCGCCCCGCGAGGACGGCGTGCCAGAGCGTGCGGCCGGGCCGACGGTAGTCCTCGTGGAGGGTGAGCCGCAGCGGGCCGACCTGGACGGTCACGAAGTCGAGCCGCGGAGACGTGAGGGCGGGGAGGCTGGCGTCGCGCATGCCCGGGTCTTCGGCCAGCGCACGCCGCGGTTGCGTCACTTCGTGGCGAGACGCCAGCGCGCGACGTCCCCGGGCCGCGCGACGCGCTCGAGCGGCACTCCGGCCCGCCGCATCACAGCGACGTCCCGGTAGGCCGTGGCGCGGCTGACGCCGATCTCGGCGGCGAGCTCGACGACGCGCCGCTAGCGACACTCTGCGGCGAGGTTCTCACCCGCCAACACAGTCGCCTGGAGAACTCCGTCGAACACGAGTTCGTCGTCACCCGCGGCTGCCTCCGCCAACGAGCTCGCACGCTGGTGGAGGACTCGTCCTTCGCTGGTTCTTTTCGCGCGTGCAATGGTGCGGTTCTACACTTGGCGGATGGGGCTCGTCACGCGCCGCGCCACCAAGGCGGCGCTCATCTACCTTGCGCTGGGGCTCACCTGGATCCTCGCCACGAGCCTGGGCCTAGGTGCGCTGCGCCTGGACTTGGAAACGCAGACCCGCGTCGAGGTGGTGAAGGGGGTGGCATTCGTGCTCATCTCCGCCGCCCTCATCTTCGCCATCGTGCGCGCCAACCTCCGCCGCCTCGCTCGTGAACGCTCTGCCCGCGCCAAGGCACAGGTCGAACTCGCGGAGGCACTGCACCGCTCTTCCGCTGCCGTGCTTGCCGCCTCCGTGGCCCATGACCTGAACAACGTGCTGGTGACGCTCTTCACCGAGGTCGACGACCTCACCGCGGAGCCCGCCCAGACTGAGCGCATGTCGAACGCGCTGGAGCGCGCGGCCGAGCTTTCACGGGCGCTGATGCACGCCGGCGAGCCTGAAGGCATGGGGGAGGTGCAGAGCTTCGACGCGGTCGCCGTCGTGCGCGAGGCCCTCGAGGCGGCTCGTCGCCATCGTTCCGTCCGCTCTGCTGAGCTGGAGAGCGACCTTCCCGACGAGCTACTCACCGACGGCTTCCCGCGCCTCCTCTATCGCGTCGTCGTGAACCTCACGATCAACGCGGCCGACGCGCACCCGGGCGGTCAGATACTCGTCCGACTCCGGAAGGAAGGGTCGACCCGCGTGCTGGAGGTGCATGACGACGGGCCCGGCTTCCCCGAAGAGTCGATAAGCCGCCTCCTCGAGCCGTTCTTCACCACCAAGGAGACGGGGACCGGCTTGGGCCTCGTCTCTGTAAGGCTCTGTGCCGAGCTCCACTCGGGGCGAGTGGAGCTCGGCCGGTCGTCCGAACTCGGTGGGGCGCTCGTCCGGCTCGCGCTCGGACCCGCGTCGCCTTCCATGCTGCCGCCGGCGCCTCGGCCGTAGAGCTGGGGGGCGCTCCGTTCGGGCATCTTGCGTCCCTGCTGCACCGGAGCCATGCTGTCCCGTGGCCGAGACACCGCCAGAGACACTGACCTCCCCCTCGCCTCTGACTCGCGAAACCTCCTCGCCGGAAGTGCAGCTGCGGCGGCTCACGTTCCGGCAGAAGGTTCGTGAGCAGCTCAGTCGACATCGCAGCGAGGCGCGATTCTGTGCAACGGGCCAGCTCAGAGGGCATGCGTGACCAGCCTCCCGCCTGGGGTACCGCGACGGCGGGAGTGGCCAACACGTGTCCCTTTGATGCGCCGAGGCACTTCAGAGGACTGGGGACGGGCCGTTTCGTGGCGCCGTGGAACGCACCCTCTTCGCGAAGCTCGTCGCCACCCTCGATGAGTCCCTCACCCTCCCGATCCCGCAGCGCTTCTTGAGGGAGGCGTGGCTTCCCGGCGCTCAGGCGGCGTGGCATCAAGGGCTGTGCACGGAACGAGAGTCGCTCCTCGCCTTGGTCCTCACCCCGATGCCTGGGCACGGCGTCGAGCGCCTGATCGGGGCTGCAGTAGAGCTGGCCTTGTTGGACTCGAAGCACTTCTCTGAGCGGTTCGATAGCGGGGCTCTTGGAGGGCGCTTGGCTGACCTTGCCCGTGCCGAGGTCGCGTCACGCGTGGCCGCGTGTCTCGCCTCGGCGCTGAACGTCGTGGACACCGACGCTTTCGAGGGTGACTCCGGGGTGGTTCCCATCAGTCGCCATACTCGACGTCGCCGGGCACGACCGCGACGTGCCGCCGCTGGCAAGCTCGTCGGCCGAACAGGATCGCGTCCAGACGGCGCCGGCCGTCCGAGGTGAGGTGCAGCACCTGCTGTCGGGGTGGGGCGCCTCGTCGTGCCTCTGCGCGTCGACCGCCCCACGTCTTCGCTGGCGGCGGGCCCCACACTTCGGTACGGACGAGCCCGCCGAGCTCGGACAGAGCCACGAGTTCGCTGTGCTCGAGCGGGCGCGAGAGTCCGGCGCCACCGGCGGCGGCGATGGCCTCGAGGAGTCGGATGGCGGTAGGAGTCAGGAGGCGGCGTCGAGTCATGCCTGAACAGACGTGGAGCACGTCCTCGGACTGACGGCGCAGGCCTGGTCCACGAACTGAGACCTATCGAACCCGACGGGACGGGGCGTACCATCGCCGCGGTATGCACGACCATCGCACCCGCGCTTGGCTCGCCGCTTCACTAGTTGTCGCTCTCGTGGGGTGCGCTGGTGCGGGAGGCGAGCCACGCAGTTCGTCCACGGCCGGCGCAGAAGCACCGCCTCCAGGCCGCACCGCGACGACCGAACTCGAGGATGGGCGCGGGGACGAGGAGACCGAGCTCGCCGCCATGGGCCGCGAGTTCCGCGTGCTCGCGATCGACTCCGGACAGGGCGACTGCACTCTGGTCCAGTGCCCGAACGGCTCAAACATCCTCATCGACTGCGGCTCGACCGTGCATGCCCAGTCGTCCCGCGACCACGTTCGAGAGGTTCTCTCGCGCGAGCTCGGGGACTCCGGCATCGACGCCCTCGTCCTGACCCACCCGGATCGCGATCACTACAACTGGCTCCCCGAGGTCGTGGGCTCGCGCGCGGTGGACCGCATCCTCTTCGCCGGTGACCCGTCGGCGTACTCCGAAGGGCAGATGCCCGAGTGGATGCGCGGGCGCGCGGGCGTGACCTTCTTCGGCGAGCGTCACGACGCTCCCGACGCGCCCTCGGACCTCCTCGACTGCGGCCCCGTCGACGTGCACGTGCTCGCCGCGAACGTCCCGGCGGGCGGCGGCGAGGCCGACGACCGAGGGTGGAACAGCAACAGCGGCTCGATCGTGCTGCGGTTCGGGCTGCCGGGCGCGGACCGGGCCCTCGCGATCCTGACCGGCGACGCGACCTGGTACACGGAGCGCGCGATCCGCGAGGCCTATCCGGCCTCGTTCCTCCGCGCCCAGCTCCTGCGGCTCGGGCACCACGGGACCAGCGTCACCTCGACCGAGCAAGAGTGGGTCGAGGCGGTCCAGCCGTCGGCCGCGTTCTCGTCGGCCGGGCACCACGCGAGCTGGCGGCACCCGCGCTGCGCGGTGGTGGACCGCGTCGAGGCGGCGGGCTCCCTGTCCGCGGTGTCCTGCCACTGGACCGAGTGCGGGACCCCCAGCACAGGCGAGTGCGACTCCTCGAGCACGCGGGGCTGGTGCCGGAGGCAGAGCGAGGTGGCCTACTTCGACACCTTCTCGTCCGGAGAGATCGACTTCCGGTTCACGAGCGGCGAGCTCGTCGAGCCCGAGGTTGCGCGTGGAGAGTGCACCGAATGAGCCGCGGTCCGGAGTGCCAGTGGCATGAGGTCGCCGCCTTCTGCGGGGGTGGAGAATCCGACCGTTGCACACGGATGGCGGTGACTGAGCAGGCGCTGTGTGCCCAGCACGCCCGTGTCGTGTTCGCCCAGGCATCGCGTGCGCGGCGCTCTCCGCGACGCCTTGCGTCAAAGGCGAAGGGCTTCGCAGTCACCGTGCTGGCCGGTGTCGGCGTCGACGTAGGTGTGGAGTTCGTGAAGATTATCGCGGGGCTGCTTGGCGGCGACCTCATGGTCAACCTCCGGACGGATGCCAGGCCGCGGGTTCTCGAGGTGGATGGAGAACTGGGCGAACGCGCGTGGGATGCCGTCGTGGACGCCTCAAGCGGCCTGGATGAACACGCACTCGGCGTCTGCCTGCGCGCCGAGTTCACCGCTGCCGGAGTGCTCGCATCGGGGGCAGAGGCGCAGGACATCACGCTGAGCTCGCTGGACGACAACGGGAGGAGCGGCGATGAATGACGACCCACGCGACGGCGCCGGGGAGAAGGTGCTCAAGGCCGGCCTCGGCGCCGCAGGAGGCCGATGCGGGCGGAGAGGTCTCCACAACGGCGCGCCCCGTACCTCCGGCACCCAAGACGGTTCCTGTGGCGAGACCGGACGCCGCGCCGTGCGGAGGTGCCGTCCGTTCAGTTGACAAGTTGAACGGTATCACGCCCTATTTGCGCGTGGGGCACGACAAGAAGGCGAAAGCCATAGCATCTGAACTTCCCGCCCTGAGCGGACTGCACGAGCGCCACGTTGGCCTCACCCAGGAGGTGTGCGCCGCGAACGCCCAAGCCGCAGCCGTCTGCCTCGACCGGCACCACCAGCCTCCGACCACTGTTGAGGTCGTCAGTCCCGAGCGACGGGTGCGCTGGGACCTGAGGTGGGAGCCAGCGGATGAGCGCGCGCGTCGGGCATGGGCGAACGCGGACGACGCTACCGAAGACGGAGCTTGCGCCGTCGCGATGGCCGTTGTGGAGGTCGAGCTGGGCCTAACGGCGATCCAGCGCGCGGAGACTAAGACGGGAGCAGACTACTATCTGGGCCACGAGGGCGATGATACCCTTGAAACGGCCTATCGCCTTGAGGTCGCGGGAAGCGACCGCGGGGATACCCGCAGTCTGAAGTCACGGCTGAGCCGGAAAGTCCGCCAGACGCGCCAAGGGAAATCAAACCTCCCTGCCATCGCATCCGTAGTTGGCTTTCGTGCGGGAGAAGTGCATCTCCGGGTGGACGTGGATACGAGCGATGAGTAGCGCGCACCAGCGAGCGCAAGAGCTGGCTTCTCGAGCAGGTTTGGCTCGACGTGAGGGCAACAGAGGTATGGCTCGGAGGCTGTTCTCCGAGGCGGCCGATCTCGAAGGAGAGGAACTGTTTCGCACTAGCAAAGATCGCGTAAGAACCCGCTCTATACTCGCTGTAAGCTACGTCTCTATGCTCTACAAGTCTGCGAGATATGCGGACGCCGAACACGCTATCTATCAGCTCATGGCTGGCGGCGACTTGATGGAGTTTGCCGAAGTTCAGCTCAGAGATCTGCTCGAGAGTGTGTTCGATGAGCAATCTCTACCCGAAGGGTATGAGTACTCCGGCGATGAGTTGGAATTCGCGCTACGGGGCGGTCAGGTGGGCTTCGGTACGGCGCCGTTTGACCTTATCCTTCAGACCGGCACTGGGCTGCGCAACTATGTGACGCGGATGACCGAGTTTACCGGGGGGTTCCCGTTTCGCCCTCGAGGAGCAGCGCCGAACGAGGTTCAGAGGGCGCTTCAGACCCGCGCCACCATTCCGCAAAGTGGAAGCTATCGACTCTCGCTCCGAATAGTCGAACCGTCTCAGACGGTGCTCTTCCCCGAGCCGAAGAGCGTCCAGCCACGCCGAGCCATCGATACAGCGCTAGAGGTTATGCGACTGGCGGCTGGCGGGACTTCTGCATCCCACCAGCGGCTTCAGGAGGTCGTACCCGATCGCCAGTACCGAAAGGCATTTCTCGGTATTCTGCGAAACCTGGCTCCGACTGGGCGGCAGGCGGAGAGCCTGGAGGTAAGGCGTGTTGGCGCCGATGCAGATCCCTACGACCGCGTCTACTTTACCAAGGCAAGCGGTGAGAAGATGAAGGATCTCCTCCTGTATGAAGAGCCTCAGGAGGCAAGTGAACGCGTCGTTCATGTCGATGGCGTCTTGCGTGCCTTGCACCTCGACAAACGCTGGCTGGAGCTCGCACTCCCTGATGGGAAGCGGCTGAGGTACCGAACACCCAAAGACGCGCTGGATGACGTCATCGGCCCGATGGTGAACCGAAAGGTGCGCGCGACCGGTCGCAGGCGGGGAAAGCAAACCAAGTTGGAGTTCGACTTGCTCGATATCGAAGTGCTGGACTGAAGTGCATAGCGAGCGGGACAGCTCGACGGAACGATGGACTCCTAGTCCCGTGGGGGGCCTGCCCCCTGACCGCCAAGAAGCTCCTCTGTCGCCCACTGGACGGCCTCCGCCTCGCGCGAGTGTCCCGCGTCCGCGAGAAGCGTCCGCGCGCGCTCCAGATGGTGGCGCGTGGCCACCATTGACACCGGCCTGGCTGATTCTGGGCGTTTTTGGGGGGTCTCGGTTCCGCTCCGGATCGGCGAAACCGCCTGAGAAACGAGGGTCGGCACGATTCGGCCGAGTGTTCGACTCCCGCCGCCTCCACTAGAAATACCGGGGTCAATCGCACCCCCGCCACCATTCCCGCCACCATGGGCGGCCGGTGGCGGAGGCAGCGGTTGGCCTCCGGTCGCTTCGCGCGCCGCCTCGAGTTCGACCACCGGCGCGCGCTCGAGGCCCAGCCGGAGAGACCCGACCGCCTCGGAGAGCGCGGTCCACTCCCAGTCGGTGTAGCCGTCGACGACGTCCCCGCGTGCGTTGTGCGTGACGCGCTCGAGCACGTCCTTCCGCGCGCCGTCCGACCGGGCGAGCGAGATGAACGTGTGCCGGAAGGCATGGCACGCCCGCCCCTTCTTCGCGCCCGGCTCGCGGTGCGCGATCCCGACGCGCTCGAGGTCGCGGTAGAGCGCCTTCACCGCCTGGTTCTGGGTCCGCGGCTTCCCCGTGCGGGGATCGGGGCAGAGCCAGTCGTCCGGGCTCGGGTGCCGGCCGTAGAGCTCGGCGAAGCCCTCGCGCCGCCAGCGCTCGAGGATGTCGGCGAGCGCGGGATGCACCGGGACGAGGCGCTCCCGCGTGTCCTCGCCGTCGTCAGCCGTCTTGAGCGGCTGGTCGTCGTACTGGCTGTGGACGAGGAGCGCGCCCAGGTTTGAGGTGTCCGTGTCGTAGTCCCGCCAGCGCCGGCCCGACGCCTCGCCCAGCCGGAGCCCGCCGAGGCCCATGAGCGCGTAGAACACGCGCCGCCAGCCCGGGATCGCGGGGTCGGTAAGGAGCTGCCAGAGCTCCTCGCGGCTGAACCGCGGCTTTCGCTTCTTCGCGACTCGAGGCAGCTTCCCGCGCGGGAGGCTCGCCGGGTTGGTGACGATCACCTCCTCGAAGCGCGCGTGCTCGAGCATCGAGCGGAGCACGCCGTGGACGTTGCGGATCGTCTTCGCGGCCAACTCCCCCCGGAGGTCCCGGACCATCGCGTCGACCATCTTCGGCGTGAGGTCCTCGACGCGGACGTGCCCGAGCCGGGGACGGATGTGGTTGTCGTAGCAGGCCCTCGCGTCGTCCAGCGAGCGCATCCCCTCGCGCTCCTTCTCGGCGGTCCAGTAGTCCGCCAGCTCGTCCATGAGCATCCGCGGGTTGGGTCCGCCGTGCACGTAGGTGCCGGCCTTCACCTCCGCGAGGCGCTTCTCCCGGAGGCGCTTCGCCGCGCGCAGCGTCGTGCCCGCCGGCTCGTACCGGCGGACCCCGTGCTGGTCGTAGAAGTTGATCTCGAAGACGGTCTTCCCGCCGATCGAGCGCTTCCGGATGCCAGTCACCTTCGCCATCAACCCACCTTCCCCCACTCCATGATCTCGGCCTCCACGAAGCGGACCTCTTTCCCGCCGAGCTTCCGGTGGGGGAGGCCGTCACGCCGGGCCCATTTCAGGACGGTCGCGCTGCTCACGCCGAGACGTTGCCCCGCCTCCTCGGCGGTGAGCAACCGAAGGTCGGCGTGGTCGCGCTCCTTCAGTGCCTTCCGCACCGCGCCATCGATCAGCTCGCGCAGCGTCGTGACATCGGTGATCACGACGCCGTTGTGCAGGTGCTCGAGGTCAGCCATGGGCGAACTCCCGGCGCAGGTCCGGCGTGCAGCGCGCGCTTCGCGGGTCGACGATCGATGCCATCGCTTCGACGTCCAGGTCGAGCCGCAGAAACTCTGCGATCGTGGTCGAGGTGTTCCGTGGGAACTCGAGCAGATCCTCGAAGCTCGTCTGCAGCACCCGTCCGACCGACCTGAGCCGGCGCAGGGCCTTCGGGCGGTCGCGTCGAAGCGAGAGCGTCCAGGCACGTCGCTGGGCGCGCGTGAGAGGCCGCCTGAGGAAGAGCCGCGACATCTTCGCGTGTGAGCGCGTCTGTTCCCGCAGGTTGCGGTCGAGCCAAATGGTCGCGGCGGGGCGCGGCAGGTTGGGCGGCGGCAGGTAGGGGAAGAGCCCCTTCGCCGCGCCGTCGACGCGTAGCCAGCCCTCGGGCGTCAGGACGTCGGGGGTCTCGTAGCTGACTGGGTTCGCCGCGTGGATCGGCACCCCGCCCGCGTCGAGCATCCGCATCAGCAGCGTCGACCCGCAGCGGCCGAAGCCGGAGACCACAACCTGTTCCTCAGCCATGGCGGGCCTCGAAGAGTGACGTCCTCGTCAGCTCGGCCGTGGCTGCCTCCATCGACGGCCACGGCCCGCCCCAAACCGGCCAACGGCGGCGCAGCATCCCGTCGGCTTCCGTGATGACGAACCCGAGGAACTCTCCGACGTGCCCGATCAGGTGCACGAGGCGGATGGAGTCGTCGCCCGCGATCTCGTCGCAGCCGTCGAAGCCGATCCCCCCGGTCGACGCGTAGGCCCGTGGCGCGTCCACGAGGCAGCGCAGCGGCGTGAGCTCCGGCCACCCCACCGCGCTGGGCGGCGGGACGCTGACCGCGCGCTGCTCACCCGTCACCGCGTCCTCGAGCACGAGGAGACGGTCCGAGGCGCGGACGGGCGCGGGGGGCAGGCGAGCGGGGCGCGGCGCGCCCTCGATGAGGTTCAGCTGCTCCGACATCACCCCGCCTCGGCCTGGATGCGCTGCATCGTCTCGAGCCAGGTCGTGACGACGCTGCTCTCCGCCACCTCGACGCCGTTGGCGTAGAGCACCACCCGCAGCGCTGACACACTGCTGGTCTCCGGCACCCGGGGCTTGGTCGGCGCCGCCCGCGACGGCTTCGCCTTCCGCGCGCGCTTCCGCGCTCCGCCGACGTTCTTCGGCGTGCTCACCGCCGCCTCGGCGCTCATGCGCTTCAGCCGGTAGTAGAGGGTCGACTCGGTGAGCTCGTTCTCCTTCGCCTCGGGCAGCTCGAGCAGCTCGGCGGCGGTGAGCTCGCGGCCCTTGTACGGGTAGGTCCTTCTCGTCTTCGGCATCCTCGTCTCCTCGCGCCGATCGGCGCTCTCGTCGGTCTCCGGGGAGGGGCCCGCCTCGGGCTCCTGGGGCTGCTCGGCGGGCTGCTCGGCACCGCCGAGCAGCGTCGAACCGCCGGGGGCGAACCCACTGGCGAGCTCCACGAGCTCGACGTCCGGCGTCTCCCCGCGGGCGTGAGCCGCGCCGACCGGGCAGTCGGTGCAGCCGGCGGCGGCGAGGTGCCTCTGGCCCTTCGCGCCCCGGCCGCCGGCCTCCTTCCGCGCGCGCCGGAAGCGCTGGGTGCAGCTCCTCCTCGTGAGCTTCGTCGCCAACCGCTCGCACTGGAACAGCTCGAGCTCAGCCATAGTCGCCCCTCCCGTCGTCGACCTGGAGTCGGTCGCGCACGCCTCGCAGCCGCCCGATCCACGACTCAAGGCCGCGCGCCTGCTGGTAGACCTGGTCGAGCTCCCGCTCGGCGCGCTCGATCGCCTCGTCCACCTCGTCGGCCGAGCGAAAGTAGGTGCTCGCGTCACCCATGGTGCACTCCCCCGTCGTCGCCCCAGGTGCACGCCGCGCGCCGCACCGCGGTCGAGCCACCGGTCGAGCCGTCGAGGTCGGAGAACTCGTCGCCCGACACGACCCACGCAGGCTCACCCACGGCGCCCTCCTCTCGGCTGCTCGCTCGCCGCCAGGTGCCGCGCCGCGCCTCGCAGGATCGCCAGCCGCGTGCGGCAGTCGCCGTCGCGCCATGCCGCGCGGGCGTGCAGGCCGAGGCGCATCGCCTTCCCGAGGAGCGCGCGGAACGGCTCCACCCGCCCGTGCATCGCGCTCTCCAGCGCTGCCGTCTTGAGGCGGATCGCCTCCTCGAGGTCGCCGCCGCTGGCCTGCAGCCAGGCGCGGCCGACCGCCTTCTCGGCGCTCTCCAGCCGCTCCGCCGCCTCCACGAGCGCGCGCCCGTGCTTCAAGGCCCACGTCGCGAGCGCGTAGCTCCGCTCGCCGTCGTTGCTCAGGCCCGCCGCCGCGCGCCACTCGTCGAGGATGGAGGACCGCTCGTGCGTCACGCCGGCCTCTGGTAGTAGCGCCGCGCGAGCTGTGAGCCGCGATGCTCGCTGGGCGGGACGAGGCGCGACGCGAGCTCGCCGTCGACCTCCATGCGCCGGAGGACGTGCCCAACGAAGGTCACCGCCGTGTGCCGGCGCGGGTAGGGGGACTCCGGCCACGCGTCCACGACGTCGCCGGACCAGACCTCGGCGTCCTCCTCGAGGAGCTTGAGCGCGATGCCCCGCACGTCCTGGCGGTGGTCCTCACGCATGGTCCGCCTCGTCGGTCTCGCGGCGGCGCCGCTCGAGGACGCCATCCAGGGCCTCGGCTCGGCGACGCAGGCAGTCGTCGTCGAGGTCGGCGCCGTCCTCGTCGCGGTCCTCTCTCTCTTCGTGGTCGCGGGCCCAGCGGTCGACCTCGTCGGCAGCGCCGCAGATGCCGTGCTCGGTGGCGGCCGCGAGGGCGTAGAGCCGCTCTCCAACCTCGCGCCCCCAGGCGGCCGGCTCGCCGCGCGGCGGCTCGTCCGGTCCCCCGCGCAGCTCGGCCGCGAGGGCGCGCAGCTGGTCGGGCAGCGTGTCGGCGAGCGCCTCCAGTGCGGCAGCCGTCGAGCCGAGACCCGTCCGGTCGTCAGCGCGGATCATGACGCCACCTCGCCCTTGAGTGCCTCGAAGAGCAGCGGGAGGAGCGCGTCTTTCACCACGCCGAAGCTGTGCGGCTTGCGGTAGACCGCGCTCTCCCAGTAGTCGTCGGCGATGACCCGGTGCAGGTCCTCGTTGGCGAGAGCCTCCTGGAGGAGGAGCTCGGCCGGCGCCGATGAGTCGAGCTCGTCGAGCGCTCTCCACGCGGCGCGCGCCTCGTCCCGGGTGAGACCACCCCTCCGGCGGCCCTCGAGCACCTCCGCGCGCCAGTCCTTCACGGTCGCCGGCCCGTCGAACTCGTCCGGCACGCCGACGAAGAGCTTGCGGGCGACGTAGTCCGCGCCGAACCCCCCGAGGAGCGCGTCCGAGAGGTTCTGCGACTCGCAGAGCCAGGGACCGCGCCCCCACCGGTGCGACCACGTCCCCCAGTCCGAGACGAGCGCGAGGGTGCCGTGGGTGTCGTCCACGTAGAACGCCGCCCAGCCGCGGCCGGCGCCCGGCACCTCGATGCCGTCGAAGCGGTAGGCCCGCGGCGAGTCGGCCGGGGCTGCGTCGACCGCCGCGTTCTCACCCGCCATGTCGCACCTCGCCGAGGTCGTCGGCCTCTTTCCAGGCTTGGGTGATGATGTGGACGACTCCGGGGGAGACCCCGACCACGCCGGCCGCGAAGTCCTCGTTGCGCCCGGAGTTGAGCAGCTGCTCGATCTGCGCCCGTTGTTCGGGAGCGAGCTCCTGGAGCTCGGCCTCCAGCGAGGCTCGCAGCTGCAGCGTCTCCTGAGGCACCCACTTCGCCAGGGCCTTGATGCCGGCGCCGGTGAAGCGGACTGCCCAGCCGTCCCCCTCCCCGACGAACGTCGCGAACCCGCGCGCGACGAGGTCTCCAAAGTCGGGGAACAGGAACGGGTTCCTGAGCCACCTCATCGAGCTGGCGTGCCTCTTCTCGCTGACCGCGCGGAAGTCCGCGGAGCCCACCCGCGCCCAGAAGTCCCCTTTGTCTCGGAGCGCCAGCAGCATCCAGCCGGCCGCGGCTTCGACCTCGGCCCGCCCCATCGTCCCGACGAGCGGAGCGTGGGGCATCAGGACCACGTCCGACGGCCTGAACGGCGGGGCCTCCGTGACACCTTCCCGCGCACCATCTTCATTCGCCATGAACCCCTCCTCGGCGCCCTCGCTCAGCGCCAGTGATACGACCGGCCGAAATCGGCTGATTCGCACGCAAATCGTGTGCGGCGTTGCATCTCGTCGTGTTGTCCGAGCGGAGCAGGGTCGAAACCCCGCGATCACGCCGAGAAGACACGCGCGGTCGCGGATTTGAAATCCCGCGACGTCTACACCACATATCACGAAACGTTGCCCCCAAATTCATTCCTGATCCGAGCGCGATCTGCGGCCGATCACTCGCTCCGGATTCCGTCAACTTCGCTGATCCGGTCACGCCGACGCCTCCTCGGCGCAGACGGCCAGCGGCGCGACGACCATCAGCCACCCGTCGCCACGCGCGACGAGGACCCGGAGCGGGTCCATCCCGACGTCCATCGCCCCAGCCGCGACGCTCCGATCACCCGAGAGCTGTCCGACGACACCGATGTGCGCGGCGAGCCGGGCGTCGACCAGGACGCCGGCCAGGGTCAGCCGTCCATCGCTCCCCGGGCGCTCCGCCGCCTTCCGGATCAGCGCCCTCGAGCGGAGCCGTCGAGGCAGCTCCGCGGCCGCGGCGCGCTCGAGCAGCGTCGGGAGGTTGGCGGGGACGTCGGAGAGGTGGTCGTACCGGCGCGCGCTCGCGAGGACCGGGGCCACGAACGCCTGATCGGCGGCCGCGCGCATCGCCCACTCGCGAGCGCGCCCCCAGAGGTAGGCCGTGTCGCCTTCGACGCCGATCGCAAACGGCACCGCGACCTCGAGGCCTTTGAGGGGGCTGCTCGTCATTCGTCGCCCCACTGCTTGGTCATGGCGGCGATGCGCCGAACCACGTACTCCGCCTCGCTCTGCTCGGCGGCGGCGAACCGGCGGCCGGCTTCGAACGCGAGCGCCGTCTCGACTTCGTGCCACTGGGGGATGCCCAGCTCGCGTCCGACCTGGGTGACCGCCATCGTCCGTGCGGCTGCGGCTTCGGCTCCGTGGGTGCCAGCCTCCATCCCGAGCTCCTCAAGCACCCGCGGAAGTACGTGCTCATAGAAGCGGGCGACGGACCGGGTCGTGACGTTCCGGCCTTCCAAGCACGGCTCGCCGTCCCGGCGTCCGCTGTTGACCACCACGCCGGCGATCACGTTGCAGCGCTCAACCAGCCATCGGTCGTCTCGATGCGCCAAGAAGTCCCGGTGGTCGGGTGCGTGCGCGAGGTCCTCCGAGAAGAAGTGAGGGTCGAGCCCCAGGGCGTCACACGCGCGGTCGATCACGAGGCGGCCCACGTTGGCGCTCGAGCCGCTGAGAATTCGGGAGACGTAGGAGGGGTGCACGGCGAGGCGCTCGGCGACGCGTCGTTTCCAGCCATGGCAGCGGCCCTCAACGTCTCCGAGCTGCTCGATGAGCGCGCGGTAGCGTCGCGTCGCGTGCGGCACAGGGTCTACGGCCTCCGCACTCACCGCCGCCCCCTCCCCGCGAAGGCCTCGAGGGCGTCGAGCGCGTCCTTGTACGCCTCCTCTGCGCGGTCGAGCTCGTTGCGCGCCGCGTCCCTCTCGTCGCGTGCATCATCAACTGCCTGCCGGAGCCTCTGCGCCTGGTGTCGCGCGGCAGGGGGCTCGTCAGCTGCCTTGGCGGAGTTGGGCGCGCCGGCCGAAAGGTAGTCCCGGTAGCTGACGGAGTCCGAGCGGTCGCCCGAGACGAAGTAGCTCATGTCGAAGCCCAGCGCGTCCGCCGCCCGCTTGGCCGAGTCCACGCTGACGCCCCGCTGGCCCTTGAGGATCTTAGTCAGGTGCGCCGGAGATAGGCCGAGCTGCTCCGCCACGCGGGTCCTCCATCCGCGCCCGTGCCCCAGCTCGGCGCCGAGCTCCTCGAGCAGGCGGCGGAAGCGCTCGCTCACGAGCGTCATTCGCCGCTCCCCCGCCGACGAAGCGGCCGCGGCGGCGTCCGGACCGCGCGCGAGACATCCCATCCCAGCTTGGCCAGGCGTCGCGAGAGCGTGGCTGCGCACACGCCCGCCTCCAGGGCCTCCGGCATCGCGGCGAGCTGCCCGACCGAGTAGAACTCGCCGTCCTCCCATCGCCAGACGCGCGCCTTGAGGCGCCCCCGCCGCCCCTTGCCGACCGTGCAGATGGACTCCGTGCCCGCCGGTTCCTCGAGGTCGCGCGCGCTGTAGGTCGCGCGCGGCGCGTGATCGGGGCGCATGGGCCCGCGGCCGGCCAGCCAGGCGCTCACGAGCTCGAGCGCCGCGCCTTCTGCGTGGCCGAAACGCGCGGCCAGCGCGTCGAGCGCGTCCGGGCCCACCGCCACCCGGAGCCGCCGCGCGAACGTGCGGATCGCCTCGGTCTCGATCTGCCGGATCCTCTCGCGAGTCACGCCGAAGGCGCTCGCGACCTCCTCGAGGCTGGCTCCGTCGGGCCAGTTCGACCGGAGCATCTGGCAGCGACGGTCCTCGGCGTACGGGGTCTCGAAGTCGAGGAACGGCTCGTCGGCCGGCGCCATGCGCGCGGCGGCCCGGGATCGGGAGCTCATGAGGTCACCTCCGACAGCTCGGGGATGGCGCGGTCCATGTCGGCCAGGTCGCCGAGGCCGAGCTCGGCGACGAGCCTGGCGGCGCGCCGGTAGCGGTTGATCATCGCGCTCGAGCGGTGGCCCGTGCGGTCGGCGACCCAGGTCTCGGTCTTCCCGTTCGCCAGCGAGATCGTGATGAAGGTGGCGCGGAGATCGTGGAGCCGGATCGGGTGCCGCGTCTCGCTCCGCTCGTAGAGCTCGGGTCGGTCGATCCCGGCGCTCCGAAGCTGCTCGCGGAAGCGCGGAGTCGCTCGGCCGTCGCCGCGGGTGATGAGCGGCTCGCCCGCCTCGTCGACGAAGACGCGGCCAGCGCCACCGCGGCGCGCGCGCCAGGCGCACAGCGCGCGGGCGCAGTCGGGGCGCAGCGCCCACGCGCGCGGCTCGCGGGTCTTGTTCTCGACCAGGGCGACGGCGCCGCGCTCGAGGTCCACGTCCGCCCAGACCAGGTCGGAGGCCTCGCTCCGCCGCATGCCCTCCCGCGCCATGAACCCGTACAGCAGCCGGAAGTGCAGCGGGATCGAGCGGCAGCCGAGGAGCGCGCGGTCCTCGTCGGGGTAGAGGAAGGTGTAGGCCTTCTCGTCGATCAGCTTCGGCAGGAACCCCTTCGGCAGCGGGTTCGCCGTGATCACGCGCGCGGGGAAGTGCGCCAGGGTCAGGACGCGCGACATCACCTGCGCGACGTGCCGACGCGAGGCGGGCTTGAGGTGGGCGGGCAGGCGCTCCATGACGGCGAGCGCGTGGTCCAGCGTGATCTCCTCGAGAGGGATCGTCCCGATGACCGGATAGACGTGGTTCTCGAGGCGCCGCGCGTCCTGCGATGCGGTCTTCTTCTTCTTGATATGGTCCGGGTACCGGCTCCGCAGCTCGCCGCTCGTCCACGCGTAGCCGAACTCCGCGAAGGTCATCGACGCGACGGGCGGCGGCGCCGCCTCGCCGGTGCTGAGACGGCGGATCGCCTCGAGCGGGCGCTCGTGCCGGTCATCGCTCCCGCCGAGCAGCTGGAGCAGCGTCCTCGCGAGCTCCGCGCCCACGGGCTTCTCCGCGGCGCGGAGGAGGCAGGCCTGTTCGGCCAGCAGTCGCGCCCGGGCGCGGGCCTTCTCCTCGTCCTCGACCTCCCGCGGGCACGTCCTGAGCTGGACCGTGCACCGCGTGCTCCCGCGGAGGGTCACGATCGCGCGCCAGCATCCGCCGTAGTAGCGGATCGAGCCCGTCGCCTGCCGGCTCACTTCCCCACGCTCCCGGGCACACAGCCCTGCTCGAGGAGGAGGCGGTCGACGTCATCGAGCTCCTCGGCGTTCGGAACGCGGTGCGCCCGCCGCGCCGCCCCGGACTCCTCGCCCAGCCGGGCGAGGTAGGCCATCAGCGCCGAGCGCTCGACCATGCGGGTCTTGCCGAGCTTCGACACGTGGGGCGCCCCATCCCGGCGGAGGAGCTCGAGGAACTTCCGCTTCGAGAGTCCGAGGAGGTGGCAGTTGTCCTGTGTGTAGTAGTCGGGGTGCGCCTCGGGCAGGTCTGAGCGGCGGATCTGGACGCGGGCATCCGCCTCGATGAAGCCGTCGTCAGGCATGCAGCCACTCCTCCGCGGGCTCCACCCAGACCGAACCCCCGCCGCTGAGTGCGAACGTCTCGAGCGCGCCCTGGGTGAGGCACACGAGCATCTGCTCGGCGATGGCGCGCGCGGTGGGGACGGGGACGGCGTTGCCGATCCTCTCGCGCCACCGCGAGACGGCGCCGCCCGCGAGCTCGATCGCCTTGCCCCCGAGCTCCATGGGCAGGCCCTGCAGCGCGGCGAGCTCCAGCGTCGTCATCGGCCGGTGCCACGTCCCGTCGGCCGCGAGGATCACCGGGATGAAGGGAGGCGCCTTTCGGGGGGCGGCCGCGGCCGCGGCGAGCTCCTCCTCGGTGACCGCCCGAAGCCCAGGGACCAACCCGTCGACGCGCGGGTCGGCGACAGCGTAGGCGCCGCAGCCGACGGCGCTCGTCCCCGCGATCGTGCGCGCGGCCTGCTCCCAGTGGAGCACTGCGTACCCGGCGTCGAAGGCGCGCCGAACCCTGGGATCGGCGACCGAGTAGCGCCCCGTCGACGGCGACGAGCGCCCGGTCACGGTCGGGGCGGCGGCCTCCCAGGGCAGGACACCGTAGGTCCCGCGGAACCAGTCGCCCGGGCGCGGGTCGGCGACCGCAGGCGCGCCAGAGCCGGGGCGCGTCGCGCCGATCACCGTGCCGCTCGCGTCTGCCCAGCCGTGGACGCGGTACTTGTTGTGGTGCCTGCTCGGCTTGCAGGAGGGCAGAGCGAACGGGCGCGGGTCGGCGATGCTCGCGCGCGCGTTGTCCACTCGCTGGCTGCCGACGACCGCGCCGGCCGGCGTGGCGGCGTCGAGCACGCCGTAGGCGCCCGCGCGGGGCGCGCAGCCGAGGCGCGGGTCGGCGACGTTGGCGGTGCCGTTGCTCCCGCTCCCGGCCACCGTTCCCGTCGGCGCATCCCATGCGGCGACGCCGTGGCGGGCCCACTTCTCGCGGCGCTTCTCTCCCCGCTCGAGCACGCCGGGCAGGTCGCGCCAGTCGCCCCCGGCGGGGATGAGCGCGAGCCGAACCCAGTTCAGCCAAGAGATCCGCGGGAGCTGGTGCAGGGGCCCGGCCGCGGGATCCTCCGGCAGCGGGAGCTCACCGAGCACGTCGCCGCAGCCGCGGACCCGCTTGGTCGGCGGCTGGTAGAGCAGCGGCGGGAGGGTCTTCGCGTGCCGCGCGACGAGCAGGTAGCGGCGTCGGTGCTGGGCAAGACCTCCGACCTCGCCGCAGTCGTGGTAGCCGTCGTGGAAGACGTAGCCGGCGCGGCGGAGCATCGCGCGGAGCTTCCGCAGCATGGGCTTCGCCCGCGACGTGATCCGCGGGACGTTCTCCAGGAGCACGAGCGGCGGCGGGGTCGGCCACGCCTCCAGCATCCTGCGGGTCCACGTGAGCGCGAGGCCGTTCATCCGACGGTACTTCTTCGAGCGCGCCTTCTCGGCGGAGAGGAGTCCCGAGCTCCCCTTGCAAGGCGGCGACATGAAGACGACGTCAGGGGCGCGGTCGCCGTAGCGCTCGCGCAGCTCGGCCGCCGTCACGTCGCCGATGTCCGTGCACCAGGCGGGCGCGCCCGTGAGGCGCTCGAAGTCCTCGCACCCCTCGGCGTCGAAGTCGATGCCGCCGAGCGCGCGGAAGCGCGCGCGCTGCCCGAGCAGCCTGACTTCCGCGTCCACGAACCCGCGCGCGCCGGCGCCGAGGCCGCAGAAGGGGAAGAGGGCGGTGAACTCCAGGCCGCTCATGAGAGCTCCGGAAGCGAGGCGAGGAGCCGCTCTCGGGCCTCGCGGTAGCGGAGAGTCGCCCTGTCCCGCTCCTTCGCGGCGGTCCCGCGCTCGCTCCGCGCGCGCTGCAGGTGGTCTTCGGCCTCCGCTTCGAGCTCGGCGATTCGCGCGGCGAGCCGCTGGTCGAGCGCCTCGAGCTCGGCGTCTCGCTCCGCGCGCGCCGCGTCTCGCGCCTCGTCGAGCAGCTTTTTGAGTTCCTCCTCCGTGCGCTCGGCCTCGTCGCAGCGGCGCGTCGCTGCGTCGATCGCGGAGTACGCCTCGTTGACATCGGCGACGCGCGCGGCGCGCCGCTTCGCCTCCCGGTCGATGTCGTGCCCGGCCCCCATCAGCCCAGCGCCTTTCGGAGGGTGCTGCGCAGCTCATCGAGCTCCTTCTTGAGGCGCATGCGGTCCCCGATCAGCTGCAAGACCTCCGAGGCGATGTCGGCGTGCGACTCGACGGCGAGCAGCTCGGCGACGACGTCCAGCGTCGAGGCCTCGCCCTCGGCCGCGTCGTCCTCGCCCGCTTCGAGCGGGCTAGCCGAGCCGACCTGGACGCCCGGAGGTACCTGCCAGACGACGCGCGCGCGGCCCTCCTCGTCCTGCTCCACGTGGAGCGTGAGGCATCGGCCGCGGCCGACCTCCTTGACGATGGCTCGGGCCTTCCGCTCGCTCTCGCTTCGGTAGATGTCTCGTGCTTCCATCACTTCCGTGCCTCCCGGCCGCCGAGCTGGCGGGCCTCCTCTTCACGCAGGCGCGCCAGCTCGGCGGCCATCTCCTGCTCGACCTCCGCGCGCGCGATGGCGGCTGCGCTCATCCGGTGGCGGGCGCCGGTGCGCATCGCGCGAGCCACGAGCTCGCTCTCGTCGAGCCGCTCGAGGTCCGACTGGCGCTCCGCGACGCGCACGCGGCGCGGACGCGCGTCGACGGAGCCGAAGAAGACGAGCTTCGCGCGGAACCGAACCCGCCGGGCGAGCTCCTCCGGTACGGTCCAGAGCCCCTGGCGCCCGCGGCAGTCGACGGCTGGGATCGGGACCACGTTCGCGAGCACCCAGCCGATGCAGCCCGGCACGTACCACCCAGACTCGACCGCAGCGCGGGCGCCCGCGGCGGTCAGGGCCCAGGTCCCCTCGTATTCGATCGCGCCGTAGCTGTCGGCCGTCCGGACCCATCCGATCAAGCGCGCGACCCCCACGATCCCGGTCGGGCTGTCCTCGGGCACCCGCGGGCGGTCGCCTTCGGGCCAGAGCGAGTCGGCGGCCCACGTCTTCCCGGCGTGGATGGCGATCATCGTGCCGAGGTCTGCGCAGGGCGGGCGCCACGTGCGGTTCTCGACCCGCTTCGTCCCGTGCACGATCGCGTCAGACCATGGGCGGTGAAGTGTGAGCGCCTTCACGCCTGACCTCCTGCGCACGGGAACTCGCGGACTCGAAGCTCCTCCGGCCACTCGGACGGGTCGCCGCCCTTGGGGTGCGTCAGGCGGACGCGCACGGGCGCACCCTGATAGCCGCCGTGCGGGAGCTCCTGCACGCGCCCTGCCTCTCCGAGCCAGCCGGGCCACCAGTCTGGCTCGCCAACGATCGTGAAGTTGTCGTCGTTCCGGGTGAGGACGTGGGCGCCGAGTTGCTTCACGAACACCGGCACGCCAGCGCGCCGCGCCTGCTCGATCGTGTCGCGTGCCCACTGCACGTCGAACGGGCGGGCGCCGTGGCCGCTCTCGCCGCCCACGATGATCCAGTCGAGGCCGGCGCCGAAGGTGGGAGCCAACGCGTCGAACGTGTGCTCCCGCGTCCCATCGCGAAACGAGTGCCGAATCCGTCGCCAGTCCACGCCTCCAAGGGCGGGCTCGTAGCTCGCACACCGGACCGCAGCGGGGAGCCGGCGCAGGATCGGGAGGCGCGCGGCCGCGGTGGGTTGGTCTTCCACCGAGACGCCGAGCCAGAACGGAAACGGGTCTTCGACGCCCATCACCGCGCTCACCGCGCGCTTCCAGACATCCGACTGCACGCGTAGTTGCTCGGGGGCCCCGCCGACGAACCACCCCATGCAGAGCTGCATCACCGCACGCGGATCGGGGTACTCGGCATCGAGCCAGTCGAAGAAGGCCTTCGCTCGCTCGACGCGCTTGGTGAGGATCTGGGCGGTGTGCCCGTGCCACGCGTGGGCGACGGCGATCATCCCGAGGAGCGCGGCGATCGTCTCGAAGGGGACCGGCTCGAAGAACAGGTCGCTGAGCGAGTTGATGAACCAGCGCTGCGGCTTGCGCGCGCGGAGCATCTCGTCGAAGCGGTGGGGCGCGTAGTTCACCTCTCCGTTCCACCGCACGCCCTGCTTGCCCACGACGGTCAGGCCGCGGTGCTGGGGCGAGAGCTTCCGGTGCACCTGTCCCTCGGCGTAGCAGTGGCGACATCCCTGGCTGACCCGGCGGCACCCGACGAAGCAGTTCAGGGTGCGGTCCGTCCACTCGATCTTACTCATCGGGACCTCCGTTCAGGACGAGGGCGTCCGGCATCGCGGCGGGCGGCGGCGAAGATCTCGCGGTGCAGCCGGAGGCGACGCCGCTCGTGCCCGGGTGTGCGTGGGTCCTCGAGGCGAGCGTCGATCGCGCGCACCACGATCTCGCGTCCTCGCCGAACCCACTGGTAGAGCGCGTCCAGGCTGGGGGCCTCGACGCCGTACTCGTCGGTGAGCTGCGCCGCGAGCTCGGGCGATGGGAGTCGGAGGATGCGGCGCCTCATCGCGGCGCGCGCGCGCCGGCGAGCGCGCAGCCGCCGCCCCGCGTCGGCGCGCGCGTAGAGGAAGAACACGAGCTGGTCGAGGTAGTGCATCTCCGGGTTGGCGCGGAAGCGCGTCTTCGAGATGTCGGCGAGGAACTCGCGCGCTTCGTCCGATTCGGGGAGCGGCGTCGAGATCGGCGGGCGCGCGCTGGTCGAGGCGCTCGAGGAGTCCCCCGCGCCCACGCGCCGTGGGGGGGAGCGCCGCTCGGGCGCAGGGGACTCCTCCAGGGCCGCGGCCGCGGCGTGGTCGTGGCGGCTCACCGGGACACCTCGCGGGCGCCGCCGGTCCGGAACCACTCGACGACGAGCTCCACCTGGCGGTCTGAGAAGAAGGCTCGTGTCTGCCCCGGCGAGAGACCGGGGAGGTGACCGTGGTCGTGGAAGTGGTCGTGGTGCTCGCGGCAGAGCGGGACGGTCCGGTAGTCGTGGACCTTCTGCGAGACCCCGCGCCGCGGCGCCCAGTGGTGCGCCTCGATCCCTGAGCGCGCCCCGCAGTGGCAGCACGGGAGGGAGGCGACCCATCGAAGGTAGGCGGCGTCGCGCGCGGGACCCTTTGGCCTCGGCTGCGGGCGGAGCGCGGGGCGCTCGAGCTGCGGCGGCGAGGACAGCGCGCCTGGGGAGGGTGCTGCTCGCTCGAGCGGGGAGACGCTGGCGAGCGCGACCCGCCGCGGCTTGGCCTTTCCATCCGGGACGACGAAGGCTTCCCCGGCGCCCTCCGCGACATGCGTGAGCTCTCCCTGGTACAGCTTCCGGCCGCCCATGCCGCGGACCTGGACGCGGTCCCCTGCTCGGAGCCGCTTCACGCTGCCCGCCTCGCCCGACGGTTGCGTCGGCTGACCTCGGCCGCGCGGCGCGCGCGGAGAGCGCACGCCTCACAGACGAACGCCCACGGACCGCCGGGCCAGAGGGGGCGGTCCTCGACCGCGGCGCGCTCGAGGCCCTTGCTCGCGCAGGGCTCACAGACCTGGTCGGCGCCGATCATCCGCAGTGCTCCTGCTGGAGGTGGACGGCCCCTGCTCGGTGGAGGAGCCAGCGCGCTCCGCCACCCCAGTCGGTCCCCGCCCACCGGCGCGCCGCCGTGTCGGTCCAGTCGGCCGGCGCGTCCCCGCCGCTGATCACGACCACGTGGAGGCGTCGTCGCTGAGCCCAGGCTACGACCTCGCTCCCGCAACGGGACCCGAGGTGCCAGTCGGTGACCACCGCGTCGAAGCCCCCCTCCGCCGTGTCGGGGAGGAACCGAGGGCTGGCGCGGTGATCGAACACCAGCGTCAGGCCCAGCCTGCGGGCCTCTGCCTGGATGATGCGCTGTACGCAGCGGGCCTTCCAGAGCTCGTCTTCGACGTGGAGGATGCGCAGGGTGTTCACGGCGCCTCCGCGTTGAGCTTCTCGACGATGGCCCTCGCGACGCTCTCGTCGCACTCCAGCGCGCCCACGCGTACCCCGTCCGCGAGCAGCTCGAGGTCACCGCCTCGGACCGCGTGGAGGCTGTATCGACTCGGACGCTCGTCGCAGTCGGGGCAGATCGTGACGCCCTCGTCGTCGCTCCAGGCCTCCTGTCCGGGCGCGATCCACGCCTCGCACCCCTCGCAGCGCAACGCCCCGGCCTCGCGGGCATGATCGGAGCAGAGCGGCTCGTCCTCGAGCTCCACGACCGCTGCGACCAGCAGGCGCCCGTCGTCGTCGTGGCACAGCGCGCAGCGCCGCACGACCGCCGCGTCGGAGCGGGCGCAGCAGCGCTCCCGGATCTCGGCCTCGACGACGAGGGGCGCTCCGATGCCGGCCGCGAGACGTACCGCATCGATGTACCCGTCTTCGTCGATCGGCCCCGTGTGGCGGAAGAAGGGCCCGTCGCTCGTCTCGAGCGCGACGACGGCGTCCTCGCAGCCCTCCGCCCCGTACTCGCGTGCGTACCAGACGCGCGTGACTCGAAGAGAGCCGCTCACGACGCGCTCCTCTCGGTCCAGCCAAAGAGCTCACGGGCGACGCGCTTCGCCGCGGCGACGCCGTTGGCGGTGAGCTGGCGTTGCCAGGCCTGGTGCGTGCGCGAGAACCGAAAGCCGGCGCGGCGCATGGCGCGGCACGTCTCGCGGTCCGGCCGCCGATCGAAGTGGACGCGCACGCGCACCTCTTCGACGTCTTCCTCGATGCGGAAGCCGTCGCCGACGATGTCCTCGGCGGGCTCGTAGCTCGCGAGCGACTCCAGCTCGGCGATGCGCTTCTTCAGCCTCCGGATGTTCGCGCTGCCGTTCTTCGTCACGCACGGGGCCGAGAGCCACGGCGCCCGGCACATCGTCTCCTCGGCCGCCTTGACCAGCGCGTCGGAGATGCCACTCGCGCGGAGGGCCTCGACGCCGCCCCGACGCCAGAGGCGGTTGATCCGCTTCTCCAGGTCGCGCCGTTCCTCGGCCCTCGTCAGCTGCGCGCGGAGGGCGTCGAGCGCCTCCGGGTCGTCCGACATGACGGCGCGCCCAGCGCCGGCCGCACGGTGAGACGCGCTCTTCGCCGCGTCGAGCAGCTCGACCGCCTTGCGGGCCTTTGCATCGTGCCGCTTCAGCGCGCCGCGGTGCTTCGCCTCCGAGTGGTGCCCAGCGAGGATCGGCTGGCCTTCTGGGATGCCGTTGAGCTCGGCTCGAGCGGCGGTGTAGGCCGCCTCGCCCTTGCCCCGAAGCTTCGCGGCTCGCTCCGCCGCGCGGTCGCGGCGCTCCTGTTGCTGCGCGGTGATCACGCGGCGCTCCGCGCGGCCTGCCGGAGGATGTCCATGCGGGCGTGGATGCGCTCCGCCATGACCCCGACGGCGCTGACCAGGTCACGGCCGGCGCCGCTCTCCACCGCGGTCCAGTGGATGCCGAAGGCGAGGTCGCGCTCACCGGCGACGTAGAGCCGGACCGTCCACTCGATGCCCATGGAGGCGGCGGCGGGGCGGCGGAGGACGACGTAGCGGACCTCGCCGTCCTCGCTGTCGCCGGCCCACGCCTCGGCACCGGGCCCGTGTCCTTGAGCGAGCACCGGGGCGGGGCGCAGCTGCACCCGATCCACCACCAGGCTCGTCCCATCTCGTTGCGTCTCGTCGTGTACCAGCTCGGTTTGCATCGTCGTGACCTCCAATGCGTACAGATGTACGCGTAGGCGCCGGCGATGTCAAATACAAAAGTACGCGTTACGAGCGATCACGAGCAGTCCGCGAAGACGTCGATGCTCGCCAGCGAGATGACGCGAGCGAACCCGTGCTCGAACACGGGCCAAGCGCGCACCCCGCCGCATGACTCCGCGGGGGCGCGCGTTTCGATCGCCGCGTCGATCGCGTCGAGCTCGTCACGAGTCGGGCGCCGGTAGGGCCAGCGCTGCCCGGGAGTCACGATGGAGTAGGGACGGCGCGACCCGCTGGGGGTCTCGCAGTCCCACACCCAGGCAACGCCCGGCATGATGCTGACGAGACGTCGGACGAGGGCCTCGTGAGAGGCCCACGGGTGCAAGGCCTTCAGCGCGAAGAGGCAGCCCCCCGTTCGGCGCATGTCCCGCGTGAAGTCGATCCGTGGGAGGAGCAGGCACGAGGCGATCGCGTCACACATGCGTTCTGTCTGCGAAGCGTGGGGAATCCCCTCCAGGTCGCACAGGTGGTGTGCGCACTCATGAGCGACGGTGAAGCCTTGGCGCTCGAGGCGGTCGCGAGGGTTCACGAAGATCCGGTCGCCGATCAGGCAGCCCGCCTTGAGCGAGTCTGGACCGGTGCGGACCTCGAGGCTCAGCGCCCACGCGATCATCCACGGGTCGACCGGGACTGGTATCCCGCAGGAATCTAGGAGTTCGTTGGCCAGTCCTTCGCAGTCTTCCCAGTCCACGGGGACCCGGACGGAAGGTGCCTGGCTGAACTGACGCTCCTTGCGATCATTCTGAACTCTCTTTGCGGAATCGGCGCACGCCCTGCGTGGCGGCCTCGTCCGAGACGTCCCGCACGACCTCGCCACCGTCGTCCAGGAGACGACGAGCGATGTCGAAGTACACGCCTGGCTCACTCGGAGGGCCGCCCCGGAACTTGAGGTTCGCGAGCTGCTCGATCTGGCCATCGGTGAGCTCATCGAAGCGGGCGAAGTCGCGCTGGAACGCCTCGAAGGCCGCCGGCCTGGTCTTCGCCCGGCCGCGTACGTGGTTCGTGTAGTGCGGCTCTCCAAGGCTCTCGTCGTGGAAGAACCTGGCCTCGAGGTGCATCCGGTCCCGGACCTTCTTCAGCGTCGCCGCGCTCACCCCGGTTCGTGACCCGTCGACGAACTTCCGCACCGACGACAACGACAGCCCCGTGCGCTCGGCGACTCGTCCGGGCCATCCGCGTGCCCGATCGCACTCGTCCGCAAGCTGTTCGATGAGGAGGAGAAGTCGTCTGACTTCAATGGGTTGCGCCGCCATGCGGACAAATGTGTCACGCGGAACGCGTACATTGGTACGGATTCCCTTTGCGTCTGAAGTGCCGTTCGCGTACATCTGTGTCACCATGTCTGCGACGCCCCCCACCGCGGTCGAGCGCTTCAATGCGTGGCTCTCCGACAAGGAGCTGTCCTCTGCGAGGGCTGCGGAAGTCCTCGGATGCTCCGTCTCGATGGTGCAAAAGGTCCGGCAAGGGGACCGTGTGCCTGGTCTCGCGCTGGCGCTTGCGATCAAGCGCGAGTCGGGCGCCTGGGGCCCAGGACCGATTCAGCCGTCGGAGTGGGTGGTTCCGGCGAAGTCGGCGGTTCTCGCCCCGACCGGCTCGGACTCACCCCGATGACCACCACGGTAACCAGTCGAACCGACGGCGAAACTGATCCGCCGTTCAGCGCTCTGCACAGCGCTTCTGACGTGCCCCTACTGTCGGAGCGCGTCTCGCACGAGAGTGCTGTTGGGCGGCTGCGCCCACCACACTCCGGAGCACGCGCGTCGCGCTCCGGACTCCAGCACGGCGGCGGCGTCGAGATGGGTGATCTCGAGTCGCCGCTCGACGACGGTCCCGTCGTCCAGCACGCGCTCTTCGTTCGTGACGCACTGAGCGAGGGCGCGCGCGCCGAAGCGCTCGTCGCAGGGCTCATCGATGGCGGTCGTCCCCTGGGGCGAGTCGAGACTCGGTGCCTGCCAGTCGACGGGGAAGGCCGCGGGTGGGACGAAGGTCGCCTCGATCGCGATGCACTCGACCACCCGTCCGGCGCGGCTGCGAGTGACGTAGAGATCGCGCGTCACTTCCTGGGGAGCGGGCACCGGGGCCGTCGGCGGCGCGGTCTCGGGCGCGGTCTCGGGCTCGGGCTCGGGCTGCACGGGCTGAGGCTGCGCAGGCGAAGCGGACGGGGCAGGCGGCGGTGGTGCAGCCCAGTCCCCACCGCAAGCCAGGGTCAGCGCAAGCAGGAGCGCCGAGGCGCTGCTGAGTCGAGTTGCGCGCATCTGTCGATTCTACACGCGAGCGGCGCGGGGCGAAGCGGGAGGACCAACTGATGCAGACGCTCGTCTTCGACCCGAAACCGGGGAGCCCCAAGGCGGTCGCTGCGGGCTGCACCTGTCCTCGAGCGGACAACGCGCACGGCGCTGGCGTCGGCTCGCCGCCCCGGTTTTTCATGTCCGGCGCGTGCCCGGTTCACGCCGTTCGGGAGCGAGAGCCCGATGACTGGGCCACGCGGACGGCCGTGGCCTACGTGAGCGACCTGCGCCCGCCGCCGTCGGACGTCGACGTCGCGGTCGCCCGGCTCGCAACGGTCCTGCGCGAGGTCGCGTGCGACTGCCCGTGGGCGTCGCCGCTCGTGCGCCCGGAGCTCGTCGAGCCGACGCCTCGAGCGGGCAGCGAGGGCCGTACGGCGCACCGGTGAACCCCCGGCGCGTCGCCGGGGTGAGGAGGGATCATGGACGAGGACTACGAGGACGAGGGTGCGCGCAGCTTCACGCGCGCACTGGAGATGATCGCGGACGGTGACCTGGTCATCGACGCGAGCGCCGAGCTCTACGAGCTGAACCAGGCGCTCCGCCGCGAGGCTCGGATCCGGCGCGGCGCGGTCAAGGGGACGTTCACGCTCAAGCTCCAGGTGGTGGTCGAGCCGAACGGCCCCGTGGAGATCCACCCGTCGATCACGACCAAGCGAGCCGATCGCAAAACGGCGCGCGGGCTCCTTTGGATGACGCCGGGGGGCAACCTGACCGCGGAGAACCCGCGTCAACAGAACCTGCCGCTGCGCGAGGTGGCGATGGGAGACGACGAGCCCCGCGACGTGGGCTCCGACCGCAACGTGAGGGAGGTCTGAGATGGAGCATGAGGACGAGAGACGCGGCGACGCCGCCGCCATCATCGATGAGGTTCGCCGTCACGCGGAGCCGCGGATCATGCAGGCCCAGGACGGCACGAGCTTCCTGGTCCTCCCCGACAGCCTCACCGCGGAGAGCCTGAAGCGGTTCGAGGACGAGCGACGCTCGCACCCCGAGCGACGTCGAGGCACGGCGACGCTGACCACCCTGCAGAGCTTCGCCGACCACGTCACGCGCTTCGCCGCCGAGCACTCTGCCATCTTCGCCAACGACGACCGCTCGAGCCCCGAGCTCCTCGCGGTGCTCGACTACCACCAGCGGGGCGCCGAGGGCCTGCCGCAGTTCGGCGAGCACCGGTCTCTCTACCGCTTCCCGCTCTCCGACGAGTGGAAGGCGTGGAACGCGCTGGCGAACAAGCAGCTCGACCAGGCGACCCTGGCGAACCACCTCGAGGATCACCTGGACGACGTGCTCTCGCCGGACTCCGTCGGCGACACGGTGCGGGAGTTCGCGGACCGGCACGGCATCGCCCTGGCGGGACCGGTGCGGCTCCAGGAGCTCGCGCGCGGCCTCAGCGTGCGCGTCGATCGGAAGGTCACGAACCTCCAGAACCCGTCGACTGGCGAGGCGCGGATCCACTTCGAGGAGACGCACGCGGGCGAGGACGGCAGCGAGCTGAAGGTGCCCGGTGGCTTCGCCCTGGGGATCCCGGTGTTCCGCGGCGGGGATCTGTACCAGGTGCCCGTCCGGCTCCGCTACCGGGTCTCGAAGGGCGCGATCCTGTGGTCCATCGCGCTGCACCGGACCGACCGCGTGTTCGACCACGCGTTCGAGCAGGCCTGCCGCCTCGTCGAGGAAGCGACCGGGCTGCCCATCTACCAGGGCAGGCCCGAGCGCAGCTGACCACCGGGCGCGGCGGCGTCCGGCGCCGCCGCGCCATTTCGATCGAGAGGAGGGACGAGATGCTGGTTTGGATACTTGGAGGCGTTGCTGTGATCGCGGCGTTGCCGTTCGTGCTGCTCGCGCGCAGCACACATCTCGGCGACGACGAGCTGCTCGTGGGCACGCGCGCGCCGCGGGTAGAGCCGCTACCTCCGCCTCCTCCTCGGACGCCGCCGCTGGTGCCGCCTCAGGACGGTGAGTCGTGGCCGAGCGCCATCGACGCCATCCTGCGCACGGAGGGTTGGCGCGGTCCTCGAGACGAGGAAGAACGCCGTCCGACGACGCACTACGCGCTCGCGTTCTGCCGCACGAACCCGTCCTCCGATCCCGACGACGCGCAGCACGTCGTGACGGCGACGAGGTGCGCCGCTGTCGAGGACTTCGACTCGTTCGCGTACGACCTCGCGCACGAGGGGATCGACTGTAAGGAGTGCCGAGCCGCGCTCGGCCGGAACGACCTCGCCACCATCCGGGTCTGGCACCTCCGCGCGGGCCGCGTGATCGGAGGCGGTGATGCGTAGGCTCGCAGGCCCCGCCTTCCGCGGCCTGGTGCTGGTCGGGCTGCTCGCGCTCTACGCGGGGATCCTGTCGGGCAGGGTCAGCGCGTCCGGTGGGCCGCGCCCCGCGGACGCCGAGGCGTGCGCACGCGTCGCGGTTGGCGAGGCGGGCTGGGATCCGGCGACCGGGGACGCGGCCGCGATCACCCACGTGCTGCGTCGCCGTGCTGAGCGCCGGGACGTCTCGATCTCGCGGATGGCGCGCCTCTACTCGACCGGGCACTTCGACGGGTCGCGCAGCCGGCGCCGTTGGATCGTGGGCCTCACGCTCGCCGCGTCTCGCCCCTCCGGGTGGCCGGCGCAGCTCGCCTGGCGCGGCGACTACCGCGCGCGCTGGCTGGCGATGGTCGAGCACGTGCGCTCCGTGCTCCGGGGCGAGGTCGAGGACCCCTGCTCGGGCGAGGCAGACCACTGGGGCTCGAGGAGCGAGCAGCTCCCGGACATCCATCGCGCGCGTGCGGCGGGCTGGGAGCAGCTCGACTGCGGAGCGACGGCGAACGCGTTCTGGCGCGTCCCGCGGAGGGGAGACGCGACATGAACGACCTCCGCCGTCGCCGGCGCCGCGTGCGCCGTCATCACCGCGCGCGCGCTCGCCGAGCGCATCGCAGTCGCGTGGCTCAGAGCGCCCTCGGCGCCCTCGTCGGCCTCCTGCTCTGGGGGGCTCGATGAAGGTCGGAGGCTACGAGACCCACCCGGCCGCCGACCTCTTCCCGATGATGGAGGAGGCGGGCCTCCGCGAGCTCGCGGCCGACATCAAGCGAACCGGCCAGCGGCACGCCGTAGTCGTGATCGGCTCGAAGATCCTCGACGGGCGTAACCGCGTGCGCGCGTGCGAGATGATCGGCGTCGAGCCGCGATTCAGTCAGTACGAGGGCCCGAAGGATGTCGCGTCGCTGCTCGACTACGTCGTCTCGCTGAACCTCTCGCGACGGCATCTCTCACCGAGCCAGCGTGCCTGGCTCGGCGCGTTGCTCGAGGAGAAGTACGCGGAGGCGGGGACCGAGAAGAAGCGCGAGGGGGGCCGCAGAGGCGGGCAGGCGGTCAAGCATGGGGCCGACCGGCCCCATGCTTCCGAGTCAGATCGCGCCCCCCGTGCGCGCGACCGCGCCGCCGCCGCCGTCGGGTCGAGCGGCCGGTCAGTGCAGAAGGCCAAGACGGTGCGGGAGAGGACCGCAGACGAGGTCCAGCGCGCCGTCGTGTCCGGCGAGCTGACCGTCGATGCGGCGAGCGAGCTGGCGAAGATCGACGACCACGACACGCAGCGCGCGATTCTCGAGCGAAGCAACGGGAAGCCCGGGAACATCCGCGCCCACATCCGTCAGCACCAGCAGCGCGAGATCGCGAAGGAGCTCGAGAAGGCGCCGCCTCCGCCTCCGAGCGGACCGTACCGCGTGATCGTCGCCGACCCGCCGTGGAAGTACGACCTCCGTGCCACAGACGCGACGCACCGAGGGAACCTCCCGTATCCGCCGATGACCACCGACGCGATCTGCGCGCTGCCGGTAGGTGACCTCGCCGAGGAGGGCTCGGTGCTCTGGATGTGGGTGACGAACGGTCACCTCCTGGGCTCGCGCGGCGTCAGCGACGGGCTCCGCGTGGTGCACGCGTGGGGGTTCGAGCCGAAGGCGCTCCTGACGTGGGTGAAGCCGAAGCTCGGCCTCGGGCACTACCTGAGGAACGTCACGGAGCACTGCATCCTCGCCGTGCGGGGCAAGCCGACCATCGTCCTCGACAACGAGCGGACGCTGCTCGAGGCGACGGTTCGCGAGCACTCACGGAAGCCCGACGAGTTCTTCGCGCTGGTCGAGAAGCTCACGCCCGGCTCGAAGATCGAGCTGTTCGCACGCGAGCCTCGGGAGGGCTGGGCGGCCTGGGGCGCCGAGGTCGACAAGTTCGCGGGGGTGACGTCGCGATGAACGACCGCGAGGGTGAGATCAGGCGTGAGCTCGAGCGTGTGCGCTCGCAGATCGACGAAGCGTACTGGCTGTTCACGCGCACCGCGCGCGGCGTCCCGCCGTCGATGGCGCGGCCGGACCTGTACGCGCGTCGTCGGGAGCTGCAGCGAGAGCTGCATGCGCTCCGCGCGAGCCGGAGGGCCTCGTCGTGAAGCGGCTCCGCATCATGGTGGGCGACGTGCTCGAGCAGCTGGCGCGCCTCGACGACGAGTCCGTGCACTGCGTGGTGACGAGCCCCCCGTACTGGAACCTCCGCGACTACGGCGCGCCCGGTCAGATCGGTCTCGAGGAAACGCCGCAGGAGTACGTCGACGTCATCGTCAGAGTCTTCCGCGAGGTCCGCCGGGTGCTGAGCGCAGACGGAACGCTCTGGCTGAACCTCGGCGACACCTACGTCGGCGGCCGAACCGGGGGAATCGGGAAGTCGAGCAAGGTCTCGTCCCGCAATCACGTGCAGTCCACTCGAGCCGCGCTCGCGGCGGGCCACCGTCGCCACCGGCGGGCACCCGGCCTGAAAGCCAAAGACCTGGTGGGCATCCCGTGGCGAGTCGCGCTCGCGCTCCAGGCGGACGGGTGGTGGCTCCGCAGCGACGTGGTCTGGCACAAGCCGAGCCCGCTACCGGAGTCGGTGAGGGATCGCCCCTCGCGGTCGCACGAGTACCTGTTCCTCCTCTCGAAGAGTCGGCGCTACTACTACGACGCCGACGCGATTCGGACCCCGCTCGCGGAGAAGACGCTCACGGCCTACGGGACCAAGCGTCGGAGCAAGGGAACCGACGGTCTGGGCCGCGTGGCCGCCCACAACCTCTCGCGGGACATCCCCGACCGGCGACCACGCACGGACGCCGCGGGACAGCCCGTCGGGGCGAACAAGCGCTCGGTGTGGACCCTCGACGAGCTCGAGGCACCGGACGTCTGGACTATCGCGCAGGAGCCGTATCCGCACTCGCACTTCGCCACCTTTCCGAGCGCGCTCGTCGAGCCCTGCGTCCTCGCAGGGGCGCCTCCGATGGGAGTCGTGCTCGACCCCTTCGCCGGCTCGGGCACGACGGCTGAGGTGGCGCTGCGCCTCGGGCGCCGCGCCCTGATGGTGGAGATCAACCCCGAGTACATCGCCCTCATCGAGAAGCGGTGCGAGGCGCTTCAGTTCCCGCTGATCGCGGAAGGTGGGCTTGAGGAGGGTGTCGGGTGAGGCTGACCATCCCCAGCTGGCTCGCTGCGATGCGTGGCCCCGGGCTCGGCTCCAAGGTGGTCTTCGGCTCCACCTCGGGCGCCTCGGGGCACCTCAGCTGCGCGGCGCTCGCGCGAGACCTCGGGACGTCCGAGCGCAGTGTCCGTCGATGGGCGGAGGAGCTCGCCGACCGCGGGATCTGGGAGCTGACCCAGGCTGGTCGACAGGGTTTCGAGTTTGCGTTGCTCGTTGACAGGAAATCCGGACAGCCTGTCCGGACGAGCGAGGCCGGTCGACCGGACAGGCTGTCCGGACGAGGTCTCCCTGCTACCCGGACAGATTGTCCGGATGAGTCGACCGGACAACCTGTCCGGACAAGCGCCGCCGAAATCCGGACAGGCTGTCCGGACGAACAACCACCGGCGACGTCTCGACCGGACAGCCTGTCCGGATATCCACCCGGCGGCGCCGGGGTCGGCGTCGCGCCCACCTTTTCCCTAGATCAGGATCCTTCGGATCCTCCCCCCCCTATAGTCCCCCCCCTCCCCACCGAGGCCGCTCCGGAGCCGCGTCGTGGTGGTCGTGGTGGCGAGGTCGATTTTGAGGCTGCGGCGGCCGAACGCGACCGGCTCGCTCTCGCTTCGAGGTCGGCGATGAAGCGGGTCATCGAGGCTCGGGGCGGCGAGTACCAGCGCGACGACCGCGAGAAGCACCTCGAGGTGGGCACGACCGCGGCGACCTACGCGGCGAAGCACGGCATCGCTCTGCGCGAGGTCCTCGACGTCTGGGCGAAGCGCTGGATCGAGACCGTCAAGGTCCGTAGCGCGAGGTCGTGGGCCACGTTCGTGGCCGCCGAGGTGAGCGGGGCTCCATGGCGCAAGGGCGGAGCGAAGGGCGACGCGTACCAACGCGCCCGGATGACTCCCGATCTGCTCGAGGGGCCCGACTTCAACGACGGGGACATCCCGACCGACGAGCGAGACCAGAAGGTGATCAAGTATGGCTGAGCCGGGAACGATCGAGGACGCGCTGGCGTGCGTGATCCAGCGGGGGCTCCGCTCCCTCGCGAGCGAGGAAGAGATCCAGGCGTGGGAGGGCGAGCAGGACGTGCGCAACCGTCGCGAGCGCCTCGCGTCCTCAGGCATCGACGAGCGGCTCGACGCGGAGGGGGCGGAAGCCATCATCCGCGACCGCGCCCTCGACACGCGCGCCCTCCAGCTCGTGCGGGCCTGGGTGGCGAGCTCGCGCCCCGCGCTCGTGCTGCTCGGCGACAGAGGGCAGGGGAAGACCGTCGCCGCGGCGTGGGCGCTCGCTCGATGTGCCGGCCGCTACGTGCGCGCCTCTGACCTCTCTGAGATGCGAGAGGCGGGGTGGCGGCAGCGCGAGGCATATCAGCGCCACCTGCGAACGGAGCTCCTCGTGGTCGACGAGCTCGGCACCGAGGCGGACGTCACCGCGGCAGCGCGCACCCTGCAGGACGTCGTCGACGCACGGCAGCGCCTCCCGCGCCGAACCCTCATGCTGGGCAACCAGATGATGCGCGAGGAGTTGGCGGAGCGATACGACCCCCGCACGCTCGACCGCCTCGGCACGTCCGGCGACGAGCACGGCATCGCGCTCTTCCGCCTCCTCCGCGGCCGTTCACTTCGGGCAGGCGCCAGTGCCCGCTGACTTCCCCTACGAGCGCCAGGTGGACGCTCGGGCCCAGGAGCGTCACCGACGGTGCCAGGCGTCGACCGGACCTCACGAGCGCCTCAGGGAGCTCCTGGCGCGCGGCAGCCAGCTCGCCGAGGGCAGGGAGACCAGCCCGGGGCGGCGGGACGCTTCCGCGCTCGACCGTCGCCACCTCTCCGAAGGCCACGAGCGTCTTTCGCCGTGGGTGCTGGCCAACGAGCGAGAGCTGAAGTCGGGCGCACAGCTCGGCGAGGTGACGGGCGGGTGGGTCTGCCTGGCGCGCAACCTCGAGACCGGGCGCACCGAGCTCGTGCTCGCCCTCGAGTACGCGGCGAGAGAGGAGGGCGCGTGAACACGGACACGATCACGCGTGCGCTCATGCGGCGCCTGATGGCCCTGGAGTTCCGCGCCAGCGTGGAGACCAGCCGCGGCGTCGAGGTAGTAGCCGTCCGACACCCGCAGACCCAGGTCCACGGCCAGCCGTGGCTCGTCGGGCTCGTGTCGACCGTGGACTGGTCGGTGTCCTACGCGGTGCCGGTCTACCGAAGCACCATCGAGACGGCAGTCGCTGAGGTGCTGGCCGAGGGAGGGCGCGCACGATGATCGTCGTGAGCCTCGAGCGCGGCCAGGTCGTGATCCGGATCGGCCTGTACACGGTGCGAATGTGCCCGGTCAGGGCCATCCAGGTGGCTCACTCCATCGCGCAGATTGCGGAGGGGGGCCTCGCGGAGGTCGAGGAGCGAGCGAAGATGGCGAAGGAGATCAGCGATCGCGCCCTGGAGGAAGCACGGCTAGGCCTCAACCGGGAGGGGGAGTAGGTGATCTCCCTGACGGCAGTCCAGGAGCTCGAGGCGTGCCTCTCGGGCGAGCTCGAGGGATGGATGGGCGCCCGGTCGTGGCTGGGCGCGTACGTCGACTACGGAGCCGGTGGCGCCCCTTCGGGAGGCGACCAGGCCGTCGAACCGACCGCCGGCGCCCTCCACGCCGCCCGCGTCATGGCTGTCGTGGAGAGGACGCTGAGGTCGCTCCCGAGAAGGCAAACGGAGCTTCTGGTCGAGCGGTACCGGCCGCGTGGGCCCTACGCACCGCTCGGCCTGCGTCAGCACTTTGGCGAGCTCGCGCCCGTCGTTGTGGTGCTCGCGGTGCGAGCCGAGCTGACAGATGCCCTGCTCGCACACGTCGACCAGGCCGAACTCCTGCGGTGGTCCCGGACGAGGCCAGCCACGACCGCGCGAGACGCCCTCGCGTCGCTCGAGGCGGCCGAGCTTCTGCGGTTCGTAGTACGTGGATCGTCGACCTCGCGCGACCTCCGACGGCTCCTCAAGGCTGTCCATGGCCGGGCGGGTGCCGCCCTCCAGGACGCACTCGTCGCCTACCGCGCCGAGCATGAGCGCCAGCGGCGCCAGGCCGGGGGCGAGAGAAAGTCGCGGGCTGCGCGGTTGCGCATGGCCTTGGGGGTGGAGTGAAGTCGGACAGGGTGCCTGTGGCGGACGCGGTAGAGATGCTCGGCGCGCCCGATGCTCGGTGGCTGCGGAGGTTCCTGCGCCGCCGCGAGCGCGCGTGCGGCGCGAGGCTGCTGATCAACGAGACTCCGGAGGCAGCCCGGCCGACCTATGCCGTCGACATGGACGAGGTCGGACGGCACTGCCCGGAGCTCATCAGCCTCGAGTTCAGAGTCGCCCGCGTGCTGCGCTCCGAAGCGCTCTCGAGTCGGGCGGCGCTGGTCGCAGTTGAGGCGCGTCTGGAGGCAACGGAGGAGCAGCTCACGATCCTGACCGAGTGCGTGCGCCAGCTGCGGGATGGCCGCCGGTGAAACGGCCACGTGAGATTTTCTGCATTTTCGTTCAAGATCTCGCAATCGCTACGCTTTTGCCATGTCTCGGCGTCGGCTGAACGACCACTTTGGTCGTTGTTTGGCCCATCGCTGCACCATAGAGGTAGATGCGCTTCACCGTGGACACGAGCGAGCTCGCGCAGCTCGAGGCGTCGCTCGGCCGTCTGTCTCGGAGGGCCATCCCCTACGCGGCGCGCAACACGCTCAACGCGGCTGCCTTCGAGGGTCGCCGTGAGTGGGTGGATCAGATCGAGAAGACGTTCACGCTGCGAAACAAGTGGACGACTCGGTCTCTCCGCGTCGTGAAGGCGCGCGGCACCAGCATGCGCGGCATGCAGGCGACGCTGGGGAGCGTGGCTCCGTACATGGCGACTCAGGAGGAGGGCGGTGTGCTTCGCCGCACGGGGAAGCACGGCGTCGCGATCCCCACCTCCGTGGCTTCGGGCGAGGGTCGCGGTGCACGGCCACGCCGTCGCATGGTTCGCCGACCCAACCGACTGCCCAGCATCCAGCTTGGTGCACGAGGCCTGAGTTCGATGTCGAAGCGTCAGCGGAACGCCGTGGCGATCTCCCTCGCTCAGCGCGCGGGGCGAAAGTTCGTGTTCCTCGAGCTCGAGCGAAGGAAGGGGATCTTCCGCCTCTCGGGTGGCAAGCGGCGTCCTCGCCTCGACCTCGTCTGGGATCTGTCCCGCCCCGCGGTGAGGATTCCCCAGAGCGGCACGCTCGAGAGGTCCCTGCGTTTGATCCTCCCCACCCTTCCGCGAATCCAGGAGAGGGCCCTGGTCGACCAGATCGACTTCGTGATGAAGATGCGCGCGGGGCGCAGGTAGATTTCTGCGCGCCTCGTGCGCCCGCCACCTCCGCCGGAAACTCGCCAGGCCGCTGCGCTGTCGGCGCCGCCCCGCCCCCCGGGGGGCAACACCGTCGGGTCGCGGCAGATGACAACGGGTCCTGTGGGATACCCCTCCCCCACCGCGGTTTATTTTCATCAC